TTGTTTTTGTTAAATTTGTTATTTTTGATAATTCATTTAAATTTGGTCCTTTATCATTTGTACTATACATTTCAAAAAAAGAACCAACTTGTAATAATATAATTGGATTCTTATATTGTTTATTATATTTTTCATATTCTAAAAAATATTGTTCAGTTAAATACATATTAGTATATATTATTATTTTATTTTTATGTAAAAAAATGAATTAAATATATAATATTGGTATTAATATATATTATAGTGAAATGAATGATAGTAATAATATAATAAAACAGAAAAAAGGATTAAATAGAAATATAATTGATAAATTTTATACAAAACTAAATATTGCTGAACAATGTATTAAATTAGTTAAAAAATATATTAATATATCTGAAAATGATTTGATTATTGAACCAAGTGCAGGTAATGGAGCATTTATAGAATATATTAGAAGATTATCACAAAATTATAAATTTTATGATTTAGAACCAGAAAATAATGAAATAATTAAACAAGATTTTTTACAATTTGATCATACAGAAATAAAAAAACATTTTAATCGTATTCATATTATTGGTAATCCTCCATTTGGTCGTCAATCATCATTAGCAATAAAATTTATAAAAAAATGTTGTCAATTTGCAAATAGTATATCTTTTATTCTTCCAAAAAGTTTTAAAAAGGATAGTATGAGAAAACATTTTTCAAAAAATTTTCATTTAATATATGAAATAGATTTATTAGATAACTCATTTTTAGTTAATAATATAGAATGTAATGTTCCATGTATTTTTCAAATATGGCAATTTAAAAATGAATATAGAAAAGAAATAAAAAAACAAATTCCATTATATTTTAAATTTGTTGATAACAAGGATAATCCAGATATATCATTTCGTAGAGTTGGAGTTAATGCTGGGAAAATTACAAAAGAAATTAATGATAAAAGTCCACAATCACACTATTTTATTAAATTTACAAATAATAATACAACAGATGATAATATAAAAAAATTAGCATTACTAAAATTTAATTTTAATAATACTGTTGGACCTAAATCAATTTCAAAACAAGAATTAATTAGTGAATTTAATAAATTAATAGGTTAATTGAAAAATTTATTTATAATGTTTTTAATATTTTTTATATAACATATTGTATCATTTAAAAATCCTACTTGAAATAATTTATACTCTTTATTTTTATTACTAGTAAATTGTATATAATTACATATAACACATAATAATTTACTTTTTTCAGTATTATGTTTATTGTCAATTAAATATTTAGAACCTCTATTTGTTTGTTGTCCTCCTCCAACCAAAGATAATTGATTCATTCCAATAATTACTTTATTCGTTGCTTTTTCTAAAATATACCAATCTGGTATTTCAGATGTTATATTTGATTCACATTTTTCTTCAAATTTAATTTCAAATTTTTCATTATCTAATTTTAAATTAAGAATAGTATTTTTAACAATTTTATTAAAAGTTTTACCACGAATAATACCTTTTGTACCTGGAGGTATTAAATTTAATAATATATATTCATTTACAATTAAATTTATTATTTCATTTTTAATATTATATTTTTTTAATATTAATGTTAATTCTTTTATTTTTTCTTGTACTGAATTACATTTTTTATATTCATCTAGTAAATTAATATCTGTTAATTTTTTTATAGTATCATAACATACTTCTTCATTTATTCTATTATTTATATATTTTAAATCTATATTTTGATATGTCATATAAGTTATTATAAATTGTATATTAATTGATTTATGATTCATTTTTTTGTATAATTGCTTTAAATTTATTACATAATTTAATAACTGATTTATTCATAAGATGAATTATATTTATTGTATTATCTGTTATATTAATTTTTAAATAAATAACATAATCACTATAAGTATTATCAATTAATGTATTACCTAATTCTACAATTATATTTGGATCTAAATAATATAATAATTTATATTTATTTAATGAAATAGATTTACATATATTTAATGGAAATGACATTGTAATTAAACAATTTAATTTATTGAAAGATTGTAATGTTGTTAAATATTTAATATTTATTTTATTATTCAATTTAATATCATCTAATTTAATATATAAAGTTAATAATTGTTTGTGATATTGTTGTAATATATTATAATTTAAATAATATGTATCACAAAAATTTTTTAATATATATTCATTAATATTATTAATTGTTGTTTTATTTGTTTTAATATATTCATTAAATGATAGTAAACCATTATATTTAATATATTTTAATGTATTTAATTTATTTAATAATGTAAGTAATACACTACTATCAGATAATGCGTCATATTTAAAATATTTAAAATTTATAATTAAATTAGTTAAATTAAAATCAATTAATTGATATAATACACATAATTGATAACTTTCATTAATATAATTAAATATATTACCAAAATATATCATATTAAGTAAATGATAGTCTGTAATAATTATATCATTATCTTTAAATTTTTTATTTGATTTTAATTTATTTTGTATTATATCTATTTCTTTACCAAAATTTGTTATTTGAAAATCATCTGTTAAATACATACTATCTTTTAAAATATTAAAAAATGAAATTAATTTTTTTGAATAAATTTTATTATTTTTAAATGTAATATCATCTGTTTCTTTAATACCAATTATAGTTCCATTTATATTTCTTTTTAAAAATAATTCTTCAGGATGTATAAAATAAAATTTTCCTTTTTCATCCATTAATTCTTTTAAATCATATTTTGATATATATTTATATATTACATTATATGTCAAATCACTAATTGCCATTTGATATAAAATTGAATTATCAATTAATGAATCTTTTTGATATAAATAATATATTGTACCTGGTTGTGTTCTTCCAATGCGTCCTTTACGTTGTTCTCTACTTGATTCTGATATATTATATGTAATTAATTGACTATTTCTTAATTTATAATTATATTTATTTATTTTAGATAATCCATTATCAATAACATATGTTAATCCTTCTATTGTTATTGATGCTTCTGCAATTGTTGTAGCAACGATAATTGCTTGTGTATAGTTAGCATTTCCTATTTCTATAGCATCATTTTCACATATTGTATTAAAATCTTCTGTTTTATTAAATCTCAATTTATGTATATTTTTATCAATATCTATAATTAAATCGCGTCCTTTACTATTCATTCTTCCATAAAATGGTAATACAATTAAATAATTAATTTGAATTTCTGTATTTAATTGTTTAACTAATTTATTAATATCAGTTTCACCTGGTTGAAAAATTAATATATGTCCATCATCTTTTTTTTTTAAAATTATATCCAATATATTCTTTATTTTATCTATTATATCTTCTTTTGTTAAATTGTTTGATTTTACTCGTAAATATGATTCATCAATTTTAAATCGTGTTGTTTGATTTGGTAATCCTATATGTATTCGTCTATCTACATAATTTGTATTATCTTTAATTTCTTTAAAAAATCTTCTATATTTTGGTTCATCCATCTCCATTGTAGCACTTAATATTACTAATTGTACTTTTTTGTCTTGTGCTAGTATTTTTCTATATAATGTTATTAACATATCCATATTAACATTATGTTCATGTGATTCATCAATCATTACAATATCAGATTTATCCGATTTATCATCTAATATTTCAAGTTGAAATCCATCAGTTACATATGTAATTGTAGGATAATTATAACTTTGATTTACATATGATTCTGTTTTTGATTTATATTGAATATAATAATTATTATCTTCAGTCTTAATTGGTAAATTTAAGGTATTTGCAACTCTATTTGCATTTTTAATTGTTGGATCAGTTCTTGGTTCAGTGCATATTATATTAGGTGCTAGTTTACCATTTAATGCTATTGAAAAATATGTAAATAATTTAGGAATTTCTGTTGATTTTCCAATTCCAGTTGATCCCGTCAAATATATAATTCTATTATTTATAAAATGATGACAAATGTTAATTTGATTAATCCAATTATATGAACTAAATTCATATATGTCAATATTTTTATCATTATTAGATGCATTATATATATCTCTTGAAAAATAATTTATTGTTTTGATTAATATATTTTGTTTTGTATTTAATGATATATTTTTATATTCAAATTTTGTTAATAATCCTTTAAATTGTAATACACTACATACATTTTCTATTATATTATTATAATTATAATTATAAATATCATAATTTAAATTATAGTCAGGATTATTTTGATATACAATATTTAAATTTCTAGTTATATCAAACCATCTTATATCATGATAATTTAATCTATATGTAAATACTTCTTTTTCTTCTTTTGTTAACATTGTCCATTGTTCTGGTAATTTTTTATCATTATAATAACACATTGATTTTGCAAAATTATATGTATATTTAAATACATTATATTTGTCTGTTGTAATTTGTTGTAATTTGTTTTTTTTTATATATTTTTTTCTATACCATGTATATTTAAATTTATTGATATCAGTATATAATAATTTATAAATATTTTCATAAGTTAATTTTTTATCATTTTCATTTTTTTTTTCATTTAATTTTTGTTTTATTACATTTAAAATTTGTTCCAACTGCCAATATTCAATTAATCCATATTTTTCTTTATGTTGTACTTTAAAATAAAATCTATCCCAATATTTTATAAAATTATTTTTTTCAGTAAAATTATCAAAATCATTATTTTTTTGTGATATATATTGTATTAAATTATATTCAAATATACTATCTAATATATGTAAGATTGTTATATTTCCTATTTCTTCATTATATATATCATATAATAACCATTTTATATTAAATATACTAGCAAATAAATCATTACGAATAACATTATATATATCACTAATTTGTAATCCACTAGTTAAATTATTTATATCTTCCTGTGTTCTATTTTCAATATATTCCCAATCAATTAATGTATGATTACGTTGTTTATTTTTAGTTATGTTATACAAATCAGTATAATCACGTAATGGATAAATATTTATAAAATTGAAATGTAATTTATTTGAGCATAATTTAAGTGTATTTATTAGTAATTTTAGATTTTGATTAAAATCGTCTTCAGTAAATTCATATTCAAAATATTTACCATTACTTTCTATACATTTATCATATTGTATATTTGAATAAATATATTTTGGTTCTGTTTTATTTATATCAACATTTTTTTCTTTTTTTATATAAATATCATTTAATGATACAATATCAAGTGGTTTTTTTTTTAAATATGGTAATAATAAATAAATTATCATAATTATATCATCATCAGTAATTTTTATTTGCATTTGAAAACATCCATAACAATATTTTAAGAATATTATTACTCCATTTTTTATTAAATTAAAATGTTTATTATTTAATTTAGGAAAAATTTCTCTGATATTTTTTTCTATTTTATATTCACTCATTATATATTAATCTTATCTAATATTTTTTTTTATTTTCTTTTTTAAAAACTTTTGAATTAAATATCTTAATGTATATGTATATTTTTCTTTAATATCCCACCAAGGATATCCATTTTCAACCATTTGACTTAATATTCCTCTCAATTTTTCTTTTGTTAAAATATGTTCGCCAATATAATCACTTTTTAATTCAAAAATTTCTCGTGAATCTTTTAAAATATCATTTTTTTCAATATCTTCACGATTAGTTAACATATCTACTTTTCCATCTTTTACAACTAATACTTTGAAAATAAAATTTAAATCTTTTTCATAAATCCATTTATCTAATATTTTATGCCAAAAATATGAGACTAATTCTTTTTTTAATGAATTATTTTCACCATATCTAAAAGGTTCTTGATTTAAATTTTGTACTGTCATAAATTTATCATATTCAGTCAATAATGCTGGACCTTTTGGTCCTAATACATATGATATTTTTGGTTTTGTTGGTATAGGTATTCCTTGTACTATAGGTGCTCTTGCTATTAGTGTTGTCATAATATATAATATATATATATTATTTTTTTGTTTTTTTAATTATATATTCTATAAATAAAAATGTTAAATAATGTAAATGATTATTAGTTTGTGTTAAATCTAATTTTTTTGTTAAAAATTTTTTTATAAATGATTGTTCTAATAATATATCTATTATAAATTTTTTACGTTCTTCTTTATATTCATCTAATTTTAATTCATTTACATGTAAATTTACTTTATTATCAGTAACATTAATGTATTTATATAAATGAGTAATCATAAATTCATATTCTTGATATTTGATATATTCAATAAAAAAATTAATAAATATTTCATCTAATAAATTATATTCAATTTCATATGCTGCTAAACATGCATTTATAATTCTTATTTTTGTTAACATATTTTTATCTTTATTATTATTTATCCATTGTAATCCTTCATAAAATGAATTTATATTATATACTTTATATAAAAATATAGTTGGTGTTAAATGTGATATTTGTACATTACTTGTACTTTTATATTCTTTTTCTGTTGGATTTAGACATATATCATGATATTCATTATTATCAGTTGGATCAAATACTGGACAAAATGCGTCTTTTGTATTTGTTATTAATGAATAATTGATAGGATGAATAATTGTTGTATTTTTATAATAACAAGCACCAAGACATTGACGATGATTAATACTAAGTGGAAAATTCATTATATAATAAAAAATGATATAATAATATATTAAGAATAATCAATATATTATATTAATAATGAATAATTTACAAATAGAAGATATTATAACATTTATAGAACAAAATATAATTAATAAAAAAATACATAATAATATACAAGATAATAAATCTTTTTATCCATTAAAAATCAATGAGGTACAACAATTACCAAATAATATTTTTGAGTTAGGAAAACAGACATATTATCATACAGGTGTTTTACATTTTATTAATTTAAATAATGAAAATGTGAATATATCATATTATTCAAGTATATTAACATGTTTATTAACAAGTTTTTCAACTAAATTAAATCAAGAAAAATATATTATTGATTTTATTAAACATATAAATAATAAAAATATAGCAACATATTTATATATCAATATATTTATTTTAGATTTAGAAAAGAAAGAAATATATTGTGATGATACTGAAATAATTCCATATAAATTATCTATATTATTATTAAAATATCCTAATAATATTTATGAACCATTATATACTGAATGTTCTAAAACATTTACAAAAAATGATATATCAATTAAAAATATATTATTAAATTATACATATGTACCTGAAAATTTAAATAAATATTTATCACAAAAACAAATTAAGCAAACAAAAGAGGAAATATATCAAATAGCACAATTAATGGGAATTGATACAAAGAAAAAAACGAAAAAACAATTAATTGATGAAATAAATAAAAAATGATAAAAATATAACTAAACATATAATTATTATTAAATAATATTTATTAGATGATGATGTATATGTTGTCATTAATTCTATTTTTTTAAATTTTTCTTTATGTGTTTCTTTATTTACTATATTATGTATATTATATAACCAATTAATTAATTTACGTCTTGATGATAATATTGTATTAGTTAATGGATACATTTGTAATAATTGTTGAAAATGCATTAAACATTTTTGACATGGTAATACATTTCCGAGTGCATATATTGCATTATATACATTTTGCTTATCATCATCTGATGGATTAACAGGATATGCAAATGTTATAAAATGCATAGTTTTCCAAAAACAAGGTCCCCATAATTTAGGACTTATATTTATTAACATTACTTATATTTATTAATAAGATTTTAATTCCTTTATAAGATCGTTATATTGTTTATATGTATAATTATCATTTATCCAATCATTTATATTTAATAATGATTTATTTAATATTATATCACGAATATTTGATATTTCAAAACTATATGTTCTTATAATATTTTTAAATATTAAATTATTATTATTAATATATTTTAATAGCATATTTATTAATTTTTTTCTATTAATGTATTCATATTTAAGACGCATATCTACATACCATAATGACCATACAGCACAAAATCCTTGAGGATCATTAATTTTTTTATATGTATGTTCTAATGTTTCAAACCATTGGAAACAAATTTTAGGTAAATAATCACTTGGTTTTATATATTTTATATTTATATCAATTGATAAAAATAATAATTTTAATTTATTATCTAATTCTACTGGATTATAATTAAAATCACATGGATATGATGTTCCATAAGGTTCAAATCGTTCAATTTCATTTATTTTTCTATCATAAATTAATATTCCACTATGATTTCCATTATTCATTATTATAGATAATGCAATAATTGTAAATCTATATGTTTCACATAATTTAATTAAATTTTCAAAATTTTTTGGAATTTTTAAATTATTATTTATCCATAGTAATTCCATATTAAATATTTTATCAGTAGTTTGTATTAATGAACAACTTTTGTATTTTTTTGTTAAATTAATTAATCCTACTACAATATCTAATTGATTACCAATAAATGTACATGTACATTGTGTTTGAGTTTGTTCTAAATCAATAATTATTTTATTTTTTAATGTTGGATATGAGTTATTATTTTCAGTTAATTTATTTTTAATTAATTCTTTACATTTAGTTTCATCTATTTTATCTATTGAACAATCGTTTTCCCATGCAATATTCCATTCATTTTTATGCAATTTTAATCTATATAAATAACTATCTATTATTATAGATATTAATAAATTACTATCAGTACATACATCTAATATTGATTCATTATTTTTATTTAGAGCAAATATATTTAATTTCTTTTTTTTTAATATATCAATGTATTCTATCCATTTAGTTGTTTTAATTAAATAATATAAACATGAATTACCTAATTTATCCTTAATTGATAAATTACTATTTTCTATAAATTTATTATAGTTTATATCTTTATTATTTATTAATATTACATGAAATGGTATCTCATAATTAATATTCCATAAATTATAATTTAAATTTGTTTGTTTTAACAATAATTCTAGTATTTCATCATTATTTTCAGAAATTGCTAAATGTAATGCAGTATTACCATGTATATCTTGTAAATTGATATTTATATTATGTTCTATTAATATTTTACTTATTTTATTATAATTTAATTTAATTGTTAAATGTAATGCCGTATAATCATTTGTATCATCTTGTATATTTATATTAATATTATATTTTAATAATAATAAAACACTTTGAATTAAATTTAATGAACATGCTAAATGTAATATATGATTAAAATTAGTGATACCTTTTTTGAGTAATAATTCTATTATTTCTTCATTTTTTGTTTTAATAGCATAATATAAACTATTATTATTATTAATATCTGTATTATTTGGATTTCCACTATATTCTAAAAGTAATTTAATTATATTAATATTTTGAAATTCAATTGCATACATTAATGGATTTTTTAATTGTAAATCTAATAGATCTAATATTGATAAACCAATACTTGTCATATTTGTTTTTAATAACAACTCAATTATGTCTATATAATTATATATAATTGCTAATATAAGTATTGATTTACTAAATTTATCAACAACATCAATTCTTGCATTATTATTAATTAAAAATTCAACTAATTCATAATTATTAAATAAAATAGCATATGTAATAAAATAATTATCATTTTCATCACGTATATTTATATCAAATAATGGATTATCTTTTTCTTTTGTTATATATTCTTTAAATTCATTATATTTACGATTTTTTAATAAATCCATATATTATTGTTTTAAATAATTTTTATAATAATTCAATATATCAATTTGTAAATTTTTAAAATCAGTTTTTTCATAATATAAATCAATCCATTTTTTTGTACTATCTTTTTGTTCTTGTTCATATTTATGAAATTCATCACCTAAATATACTTCATTATCAACATAAGTAATAATTTCATTAATATTTTTAAATTGATTATTTGAAATTATTGTATTTGCTAGTATTATTTCATTTTTATTTTCAATTATTATATCATTAAATAAATCAACAACATGTTCTTTTGATGATTTTATTTTTTTGATTAATGTATCTAACTCAATTTTAAAATCATTATATCCTATTCCAACAAAATATCTTTCAGATAATCCAGATGGACTTGTAAGTGGTTTAATTATATAACTTTTAGTAAACATTTGTGTTAATAATTCAATAATTTTACAAGTTGGTAATGTAAACATTTCAAAAAATTTACATATAAATATACCATTTTTATGTAATGTATTTTGCATAATATTTATTTGTTGTAATATAATTGAATATGAATGTTGTTCTTGAATAACATCTATAACACTATCAATATCTGTATTACCAGTTATCAAATCAACTTTCTCTTTTAATTTTACATTATATATATCATCTTCTAAATATGTAATATTTTTTAATTTAGTTCCGTGAAGTAATTGACAAAAATATGTATCTGATTTATTATTTCTATATTCTTTAATTGCTTGAACGAAAGATGAGTTTGTTTCTTGTAAATGTAAGGTTTTAATTGATGATTTAGTTAATAATAATGAAAATATATTTAATATTTCCCATAATTTATAAAAACTTGTATTTGGTTCAATATGATATATTTTTTTAGTTTCAACATTTAATAAATCTTTATTATATTTATTTATAATTAAATATATTTTTGTTTTATTTTTAAATTTTTCTATAATATTATTAAATTTTAATCTATCAATATGATAATATCGTACAAATCCCAATTCTAAAAGAGGATAACTAATTGAATGTTTAAATATTATATCAGATTTTATTTTTTGTTTAGTTATTTTAAGTTCTATTATTATTGCTTTATCTTGCATTATATATTATAAAAAAATGAAAATAAAATACTAATAAATTTTATACTATTAAACAATTTATTATGTCTTGTGAAACAATATTAAATCAAATAACAATAATATTTGATAAATATAAAACAAAATTTTTTAAATTACCAAAAGAACAAAGATTAACAGAATATGAAAAAGCATGTGGATTTACAGAAAAATCACGTATTGGTTCTAAACAATTTTCAAATCAATTTGGATATTTTATGGAAGATATATACACAACATCAGCAAAATTTAATAAAATTAATAATAAAAATAAACAAAAAGGTGGGAATGATGGTGAAAATTCCAATGAATATTTTGAATGTAAAAATAGATATGATACAATGAAACAATCATTAGCATATAATGAAATTAAACCAAAATTAGAAGTAGCAATAAAAGAAAATAAACATTTTACATTATTTATTTTAATAGATCATAAATATAAAAATAGAAATATTCCTTTACATAATGGTTTTGGTTTAAAAAAAATAAAAGAATTAAATGGATATGATGAAAAAATACATAGATGGATAAGTGGTAATAATATATATGAATATTTATTTAATGAAGATTGGAAAATTATAAAACAATATATATTAGAATTATTAAAACAACTTTAAATTAATACATCTTTTATACTTTTTGCAATTTTAATTGATAATAACACAGGTACTGCATTTCCTATTTGTTTATATTGTTGTGCAAGTGTTCCACAAAATATATAATTATCTGGAAATGATTGTATACGTGCATATTCTTTTAAATTTAATGGACGTGTTTCAATTGGATGACATCGTTCTGTTTGTTTTTGACAAGGTGAAGTTGTTAATGTTAAAGATGGTTTATCTAATGATAAACGTTTAGCGATACCTCTTTTACCACCAGCAGAATAAAATGATTTTTTCATATATTCTTTTTGTATATTGATTGGTAAATCAATCCAACAACCACCTTGTGGAATTAGTTCCATTATTTTTTTTTTATTTTCAGAATATTCATATCCTTTTGAGAAAGGAACATTTTTTAATACATCTTTTAGTACAGGTTTATATAAATCTTCTTTAGGAAAAATAAATTGTTTTTTTATGTTAATATGAACACCAATTATAAACAATCGTTCTCTATTTTGTGCTACACCATAATCATTAGCATTTAAAATTTTATATTGTATATTATATATATTTAAATTAGTTATCATATTTATAATTGTTTTAAATGTATTACCATTATTATGAGTTAATAATCCTTTTACATTTTCTATTAAAAATATTTTGGGTGTTATTTTTGCAATAATTTTGATAAATTCAATTAATAAATTTCCTCTTTCATCACTTAATCCATTTCGTTTACCTGCTTGTGAGAAACTTTGACAAGGTACACCTCCTAATAATATATCAACATTTTGATAATTAGAAAAATCAATATCAACAAATGATGTTGAAATAATATTAATATTTGGATGATTTATTTGTAGTGTTTTACAACATATTTTATCATTATCATTTAAAAAAATTGGATCAAATTTTTCTTGAATGAATCCATAACTTAATCCTCCTGCTCCAGCACAAATTTCAATAAAATTATTATGTTTCATATTGATTGTTATATATATAATGTCTTTAAATATATTATTTTCATTTTTTATTCAATATAATAGAAAGAATCCAAGTATAATAAAAAATGAAAATTAAAATTATTTAAATATATAAATAATAATATACAATTAAGATGAATAATCTTCCCAAAGTGATTGGTATTACAGGATTAAAACGATCAGGTAAAGATACAATAGGTGGAATATTTGTTAAGAAATATAATTATACAAGATTAGCATTTGCTGATCCATTAAAAAATATTGTTAAAATAATGTTTAATTTTAATAATGAACAATTAAATGGAGATTTAAAAGAAGTTGAAGATGAATATTGGAATGTTACACCACGAAAAACGATGCAATTTATGGGTGATATATTGCGAACACATATGAATGAATTAATACCTGATATAAATGCAAATTATTTTGTTAAAATACTTGAAAAACAAATGCAAGAATTATTAAAACAAAATAAATCAATTGTAATAACAGATGTACGTTATCCACAAGAATTAGAATTAATTAAAAAATATAATGGTATTATTATTAAAGTTACTAATAATAGAATTAATACTACAGATTTACATTCATCAGAACAATGTATGCAACAATTTAATGTTAATTATATATTAAAAAATGATGGATCAATCAATGAATTAGAAAAAAATATTAATACTATGTTATGGAATTTTATGTAAGATTTATATAAAAAAATAATATATATATTTATCAATATAATGATAGATGAATATAAATATAATATACTAAAAAAAATATTATCAGGATGTAATTCAAAAGAAGATGCTATTTATTTTGGAAATATATATATAAAATTGAATATTAATATGAAATTAATTTATGAAACATTAATTGATAATAGTAATTTTAATTCACAATTTAGTTTTAATGAAATAATTAATATAATAAAAAATTATAAACAAATAAATAATTATAAAATAGTTAAAAATGATGCATATATTTTTGAAAATATGTTAGATAATAATAAAATTTTAGAAACTATTTTTAAACGTATTACAGAACATCAATTAAATAATAATGTTCCAAATGAAACAAAAAAATGTCCTCATTGTGATTTAAATACATTTGTAACAACAAAATATATAATATGTGGATATATAGATGAAAAATTAACTACTAATGGATGTTATAAAGATTGGTGTGGTAAATGTGGGAAAAAATTATGTAAAGAATGGGTTGATAATTGTTTATTTAATGAATGTAATAGATATCATACAAATAATTGTTGTTTAATATTTGCTCATAAAAATAATTTAAATATTAATGATTATTGTTCTTGTTAATTTTAATACATGCAAATTTTTTATTTAAAATATATATATTATAAAAATTTATTAAATCAAGTTTTGTTATTGTATTAAATATTTCAATTTGTTTTTGAATAAAATCAATTTTATCATTTGATTGTATTGTTGTTACTAATAAATAATCTGATTGTATTTCTAATGAATTAAATGGTTTTTCTAATTGTTCTATTTGATTATTTACAAAAATATTAAATTGATCATCAGATATTTTATTTAATATATTAGTAAAATCATCATTTATAAATTTTTCTGTTCTAATTTGTATTTCATCATTTGTTTTTGTTGATGATTGTACACAAAATCTAAGTAAATAATGTGGATATTTAAAATGTCCAATTATTATATTTTTAACATTTACAATATATCCAAATTCTTCTTCAGTTCGTAATATACTAAAATAATATATATGTAATAAAGGATATAATAAATCTAATAAACAAATTTTTTTTATATCATCTAATATATTTTTTGCATTATAATCTATTTGAAATAAATATAAATAATACCCACATATATTATTAATTTCATTTGGATTATCATTTTGATGTATAATTATTTGATTATTTAGTTTAATATTAATAATTTCTGATATATACTTTTTATTAGGAACAAATTTTTTAAATAATATATGAATATGTTTAACAATTGCTTTATTAGTATTTCCACATATTAATAATGTAAAATTTGATACATTAAATATAATATCAGATGTATTTAATATATCATCATATGTAATTGTATCTATTACATTTAATATATCATTATAATCATAAAAATTTGGCACAAATTCCTTTTCAAATGTATTATTTATTTTTGAATAAGGAGTTGTATATTTTAAATTTAATAATAATGTTTTTAATTGATTTTTCTCAAATTTAAATAATTGTTCTAATAATAATTTTTTATTAAAAAATATATCTATTATATTTTCACATATATTACTTATTTTGGAATAATTTCCACTTAATTTTAATCTAAAATATAAATTTAAATATGTAACTGATATTTTATATCCAGCAAGATTACATAATTGATATACATCTTCTATAATTGTATTTATTATGTTAAAATATATTAATGTTTGAGTATATATTTTACAATTTGTTTTTAATGAAAATGGTATTTCAATTATTGAATTTATATACACAATTGGTGTAGTAAATTTATTTGTTGTTAATAAATATGTACATGATGAAACAATATTTTCTAAAGTTTCTTTTTTATTATCTATTATACTATTTTTAACTGATAAATATGGATTTAATGGTGGAAATTCAAAATTGAATCTAGTTAATTCAAATAACATATTTTCATTATTTTCATTATTTTCATTAACATAATCATTTATTGACGATAATTGATATTCTGTTAAATAATATTTTTCTATCAATGGATTAATAATATTTAGTTTTTTTGAACCTAATATAATAACTGATTTATATATATCTAAATTAGTTAAACATTTAATTAAATATTCTTTTATAATATCATTATATTCAATTTTATAATAATCAATTGCTAATAAATATTTTGGATTAAATTTATACATTGATATTGTATGTAATATTTTTATCATTTCATTTAATTCATCTTTTTTTTCTAAATAATAAAATGTATATTTATTAATTTTAATTATTTCATTATATAATTTTTGTATGTTATCATTATCTATATTTTGTAATAAAAATTTTATATAATTATTAATTAAATTTAATATTTTTGGTATATTATCTATTCCATTATCATTTAATTCTATACATATTTCAATTATACATCTATTATCTATAATATCAGATATTTGTGTTTTAAAATCAAATATATAATTATATTCATATTTCATATAATATATTAATGAATTCTCATTTGTTCTATTTAATATATTTATAATAAAATCAATTGGTGAATATTCTTGTTTATCATAAAATGAATCTATATCCCATTTTATTATTAATTTATGTATATCATCAGTTGGTTTTATTTTTATAAGTTGATTAGTTATTAATAATTTTTCTGTTTTTATATTTTCAATATTTTTATTCTTAATATTATTGAATTTATTTATAATACTTGCCTTTATTGTATAAAAATCTTCATTTGTTATAATAATTAATGTCATTATATTTGCTGAATAATAATTCTCAAAATAATTTCGCACATATTCATGTATATTATCTATCATTAATGTATCTCTATTTCCTGTCCCAAATTTACTAAAATCTCCATATGAACATTGTCTTGCTATATCATTATATTTCCAACCATTTGAATTTAAATTTTTATCATGTTCTGAATTTACAGCGTTACGTTCTTTTTCAATTCCTGTTTTATCTAATAATGGATTAATGAAAAAATCACTAAACATATCTAAGCTTTCTTCTAAATAGTTTGTATTAATTGAATAATAATAACATGTTGAATCAAATTTTGTAAATGCATTTGTCATACCATTATTATTTGCTATAAATATTTGAAATTGATTTTGTTCAGGATATTTTTTTGTTCCGTTAAATAACATATGTTCAAGTAAATGTGCTACACCTGGTATTTCATCTCTTGAATAACCAGTATTTACACATAAACCAACACATGATAATTTTATATCTTCATTTGTTATCACATATACTTTTAATTTATTATCCAATTCAAAAAAATAATATTTATCATTATATTGATGTGGTTTTATTATATTTAACATATATTTAACTCATATTTTATTTTATATTTAATTCATTAATAAAATTTATAACATCTTTTAATATTAATTGTGCTATTTCATAATTATTAAATAATTCCATTTGTTGTATTAATAATTTATGATAATCTAAACAACATTTTTTTTTATAATATATTTTAGTTAAATCTTTTGAGAATTTATCAAATTGTAATATTTTTAAGTATAAATTATTATTAATAATATATTTTGAGATTATATTAGATTTATATACATCATTTAATAAAGTTGTATATAATTTATTAATATATATATACTTGCGTTGATTAATATTTGTATATATATCAATATTATTACGTATTTTTTGACAATCTATACATGTTGTTATCATATAAAATTGATTTATAAATATATTAATAATATAAACTATATAAGTAGTAAAATGAATTCTTGTAAAACAAGATATAATAATATTGTTAATACGTATATAAATGATATAATTATAAATAAAGACAAAATAGATATAATTATTAAATTTATAAATAAAATAACTATTCAAAATTTTAAATCATTAAAAGAAATTCAAATTGATAAAAATAAATTAATGTTAAATAATGATATTTTATTGGAATTTCAAGAAGAATTTAAATCTAATTTTAATATAAATATTAAAAAAATAACAGATGTGACAATTATTAAAATTATAAATAAATTATTATCAAGTATACATTTTAAATTAGAAAAAAAGGAAAATATATATATTATTGTATACAATATAATTGACTCTTATTAATATCTTTTTTATTGTATTCATAAAATTTTATTTTATCTTCATGTATTAATATCATTTCTTTTTTATTAACATATAAATGTATTCTATAACAATTATTATCATATGATTTTAATACATTCACTAATTTATCATCTATGAATAAATATGTGTCATAAATTGCATTTATGGGAATACATAAAGCTCCAAATGAGTTTTCACTAGTAATACATTTTTTTATTTCTGATATATAATCAGTTCCACAAGTGAAAAGTGAAAAAGAAGAGATTAAGTCATCATGGATATAATTAGTATAATTATCAGTCCATTCATTTGTTAATAAATAATATAAATTATCTTCATCATATGATTCATTTTGTTCAGGAATTTTATTAGCAATTTTATAACGTTTTATATTACAATCATATTCATCAATATTAAATATTTCTAAGAATTCAAGATCATTTTTATCATTAATTGATAAAATATGTAATATATTATCAATTAATAAATATACATTTCCAAATGCATCAAAATGATAACTCATAGTTATTTATTCACTATCTTTATCTTTATCTCTATTTATTTCTTTTTCATTTTTTCCATAATAATAACTTAAACCAAACATTAATAATCCAATTATAAGTAAAACAATAGCAAAATAAATTGTACACATTGGGAAATATGATGATGTACTAGGTTGAACTTTTTCTGATAATTTTTCTGATAATTTTTCTGATACTTTTTCTGATAATTTTTCTGATACTTTTTCTAGTACTTGTTTAGGATTAATTTTTGTTTTATGTGAATTTAAAAAAGTTACTAATTCTGAATTATCTTCCATATATTTTAATTTTGTATATTATATTAATTTAAATAAACTCAATTAATATTCAAATCCAATTATTGTTACATCCCATGTTGGATCTTTTGCACTTGCATATGTTGATACTGCAGTAATACCAAATTGTGCTGTTCCATCTCCTGCAATTTCTAATCCATCTGGTATATCAACTAAAACACGATCCCATGCATTTGCAGTTGCTGGTGTTGCTGATCTCATTGCTAATATAATTGGTGTTGATGTTGTTGTAACTGCACCTGCTGTATTAATTCTAAAATTAAATGTTGTTGTTTGTGCTGTTGCTGTAGCATTTCCTCTTGTTGCAAATGAAATTAATGTAATTCTAAATGTTTTTCCACTTGTTATTACAAAACTAACTGCTGTTGATGTTGCACTTGTATTTGATGATTTTGTTAGTGTAATTGCTGTTTGTGTTCCTGTTGTTCCTGCTGCAGCAGCAACTGCATAAAATCGTAAATTTTCTCTTCCAGCATCTATTAAATTTTGAACACTAAATCCAGTTGCATTTTGTGTTCCTTTAGTTAATGTTGGTCCAATTGCATTTACTGAAAATGCTGTATTATCAGATGCAATTGTTACTCGTTGTGAACCAGCACCAGTTACACCATTTCCTGTCAATGTTGTTGTTGCCGCAATTTGTGCCAAATTTGTAGATACAGCAGTTGCATTTGCAGTTGTTGCAGAAAGATCAACTTTTAAAACACCTGCTGTTGTTCCACTTGCAGATTGTATATTTGTTCCATCATCAACCATAAGTAATGTTCCAGTTGCAGTACCTCTTGCTGTACCATCAGCATATTGTGTTCCTCCTCCAAATGTATCAACTGCAACACCAGAACTTGTTCTAATTTGTACATCTAAAGCATTTCGATCAACACTTTGTGAAGTACTAGTTACATCAGCAGCAGTTGTTGCACCTTTTGCGCCACCACGACAAATTGATTTTGCTGTTCCACCAGTTAAAGTTGCATCAAGTGCAAATGCATTTGAAACACCAATTGTTCCCGAAACAGGTTGAGTTACAGCACTTCCATCAACTTTGACAGCAGTTGCATTTGCTGTTGTTGCAGAAAGATCAACTTTTAAAACACCTGCTGTTGTACCAATTGCAGATTGAATATTTGTACCATCATCAATCATAAGTAAAGTTCCAGTTGCAGTTCCACGTACATCTCCATCAGCATATTGTGTTCCTCCTCCAAATGTATCAACAGCAACACCAGAACTTGTTCTAATTTGTACATCTAAAGCATTTCGGTCAACACTTTGTGAGGTACTAGTTACATCTGCAGCAGTTGTTGCACCTTTTGCACCTCCGCGACAAATTGCTTTTGCTGTTCCTCCTGTTAAAGTTGCATCAAGTGCAAATGCATTTGACACAGCAATTGTTCCTGAAACAGGTTGAGTTACAGCACTTCCATCAACTTTGACAGCAGTTGCATTTGCACTAGTTGCACCAATGTCAACTCGTAAGGCACCAGATGTTGTTAAAGATAAAGGATCTAATTGAGCAGTAGTATAAGTTGGTGCAGCAGTTGTAACAGCACCTTGAATTAATGGACCTGTTTTTCCAGATGTTGTTGCACCTTGAGCAAGTAAAATTCCATTAACAGATGTATCTAATGCTAATAAAGATGTATTTAAATTTGTACCAGCATTTGCTGTAATTGTTCCCGAAACAGGTTGAGTTACAGCACTTCCATCAACTTTAACAGCAGTTGAATTAGCAGTTGTTGCTGAAAGATCAACTTTTAAGACACCAGCTGTTGTGCCAATTGCTGATTGAATATTTGTACCATCATCAATCATAAGTAAAGTTCCAGTTGCAGTTCCACGTACATCTCCATCAGCATATTGTGTTCCTCCTCCAAATGTATCAACAGCAACACCTGCACTTGTTCTAATTTGAACATCTAAAGCATTTCGGTCAACACTTTGTGAAGTACTAGTTACATCTGCAGCAGTTGTTGCACCTTTTGCACCTCCGCGACAAATTGCTTTTGTTGTTCCACCAGTTAAAGTTGCATCAAGTGCAAATGCATTTGACACAGCAATTGTTCCTGAAACAGGTTGAGTTACAGCACTTCCATCAACTTTAACAGCAGTTGAATTAGCAGTTGTTGCAGAAAGATCAACTTTTAATACACCTGATGTTGTACCAATTGCAGATTGAATATTTGTACCATCATCAATCATAAGTAAAGTTCCAGTTGCAGTTCCACGTACATCTCCATCAGCATATTGTGTTCCTCCTCCAAATGTATCAACAACAACACCAGCACTTGTTCTAACTTGTATATCTAATGCATTACGATCAGCACTTTGTGAAGTGCTAGTAATAACACCAGCAGGAGTTATACCTTTTGAACCACCACTAATAATATTAGTCATAGTTGATTGATCACTTGCAATAACAACTGGAATACTATTTGCCATAGTTGTTTGACCCAAATTTGGCAATTGTGAAATAATAGAATTAGAAATAGTTTCATTTAATTTAGCAATATTAGTAGCAATATATTGTTGTATAGCTTTTGATTGATCTGGATTTGTCATTAATAATATTAATAAAAATGATAATAAAAAATGAAATTATTTTATATTAAAATAAATTAATATATATTATATTATGGCAGATTATATAAAAAATAATTCATCATCCATACCATGGATTGAAAAATACAGACCAAGAACATTAAATGCAATTATACAACAATCTGAGATTAAAAATATATTTAATAATTCATTAAATAATCAGGATTTTCCACATGTATTATTATATGGACCACCTGGAACTGGTAAAACATCAATAATACTTGCATTAGCATATGAATTATTTGGACCAAATATAATAGAAGATAGAGTACTAGAATTAAATGCATCAGATAATAGAGGGATAAATATTGTTCGTGATAAAATTATTCGGTTTTCTAATAAAATAATTGGGCAAACTGATCCGAATTATCCATGTCCAGAATTTAAATTAATAATATTAGATGAAATAGATGCAATGACATATGATGCACAAAATGCATTACGAATAATAATTGAGGAATCATCACATATTACAAGATATTGTTTAATGTGTAATTATATTAATAAAATTATTGAACCAATTAAATCACGTTGTTCACTTATTAAATTTATACCACTTAATAAATCAGATATGTTTTCTTATTTAACAAAAATTATAAATAATGAAAGATTAATTCTTAATGATGAATGTTTATATAAAATAATAGATTTATCTGAAGGAGATATGCGTAGAGCAATAATGAGTCTTCAGAATATTAATTATATAAGTAAATATAAAACAATTACATTAGAAGATATTGAAGAATTACATGGAGAATTACCAAGTAATTATTTTAATAATATTATTCAAAAAATAAAAAATAGTTCAATTATAGAATTAAATAACTTTGTTATAGAAATATATGAACAAAGTTATATTATTAAAAATGTATTAGTATTATTAATTCAAGAATTAGATGATTTAAATCCTATTATAAGTTCTCAAATTATTATTAAAATTAGTGAAATTAATCAATTTATTATTGAAGGTTGTGATGAACATTTACAATTATTAAATTTATTTATTTATATTAAGAATATTTTAAATTAAACATCATTTATATATTCATCATTTTCATTATATTCTAAAAAATTAACATTTGTTTTCTTATTTATATTTTCATATGTTAATGACATATTCATTAATATTTGATAAATTTTTTGTTGTTTTGATAATGTTAAATTTAATTCTTTTGGATGTTCTACAATTAATCTAATATATAAATTTCCTATTTTATTTTCATCTATTATATACATTCCTTTCTGTTTAATAAAAACTATATCATTATGTCTAACTGGTTCTTTAATAATAATATCTAGTTTTTCATTGAAATAATCTATCACTTTATGAAAACCAATAAATGATTCTATAAATGTTATATGTAATTCATAATATAAATCACTTAATCCTATTTCAATATTATTTATATAAAAATTATGTTTAAATATGTTAGAACGTAATTCTTTTATTATAAATTTTTTATCATTTTGTTCAATTATATATCCATTATATACACCTTTTGGTATATTTATTATTATTTCTTGTTTATTATTCATATTTTTTCCATTACATTTACAATTTTTAGTTTCTAATATACCATTTCCATTACAAATTGTACATATTTCATATATATCATTTTTTAATATAAATCCTTTTCCAATACATATAGTACATTTATTATTACAATTATCACAAAATTCAATTTGATCTATTATTATTTTTTTACTAACACCAAAATATAATTCATCAAATGTTAAAAAAATTTCTTGTTCAATTTGTTGAATGTCACAATTTTTATCATATATTTTTTTTGTATTAGGATTAATTAATATTGAATATGCATCATTTAATTCCTTGAATTTTATTGTTGCTTCATCTAAATTATTTAAGTTTTTATCAGGATGCCATTTTAAAACAAGTTTATTATATGATTGTTTAATATCAATAAGAGATGCATTTGGTGTTAAATTTAATATTTTATAATAATCCATATAATTATATTTATAAATTATTCATTTGATTCATACTTAATAATCGTTTATTATGTGTTAATATATATATTTGTTTTAATTGTATATTATTTGTTAAAAATTTACTATGTAAAGTTATTAATTCTACTAATTCATTTTTGATTTCTGTTTTATTTTGGTATAATTTATATAATACACATTGTAATAAATAATCATAACCAACATATAATTGATTACATTTTGTAATATGTGTATAAATATATGTTAAATAGTTTAATATAATATCAAAATTTAGTATATTTTTATAATAAAATAATCCACATAATGTCATAAAACCTTTATAATCTTCAAAAGTTCCAATATTATTATCATCTATATTAATATTCATAAAATAAGTAAATTTATCATTACATATATTTAATATTAATTGTAAAATAATATCATAGTTAATATTAATATCTAAAATTATATTACAACATAAGATTGGTAATATATCTTCATTTATTTGTTGATTTTTTTGTAAAATTTTACATTGTATTGCAACATTACTTTTAATTGAACACATTATTAATTCATTTATTAAATAAGTTAATAATTGATCATTAAACTTTATTTTTAATAATTTCATTATATTTTCATTATAAGTTGTTTTTCCTAATGAATTGACACATGTTTTAATTTTTTTATATATTTGTAAATCATCATGTTTGATTCCTAACATTTTACTATTTATTAATGAATTAACAACATCTTCAAATGTTTTTAATAAATTATGTTTATTATTATTTTTTTTATTTTTTATTATATATGGTAACATATTTTCTAATATATCATTTTGTTGATAATTAATTAAATCATCATATATATATGAAATAGTTGGTTTTATATTATCTACCATATATTATAAATTATATTATTTTTTTATATAGTTCTTGTATAAATTAGCAATTTCTGAATTATATCATCTGAATTATTAAATAATCCAATTGTATTATTATTTTTAATTACATAAATTGGATAATATATATTATTTTTTTTTAATAATAATATTATATTAGAACAATTTTTATTATATACTTCTATATCATATTCATTATTACAATTGTTTTCAATAATAAATATGGTTATTTGATCTATTATTAATTTTGTTATATTTTTTATTGTATTATATATAATAATTTTTTGTGCTATTTTGTTAATATCAGTTAATTCATCTTGTTCTATTTTTAAATTTTGCATAAATGAGTTTACATTTAAATATTTTGGTATAATTGTATGAGTTCTCATTATATTATGAATTGCATTTATAATTGACATGTTATTATCATAATTAATATTTAACATATTTGGAATCCAATATTTTAATTCATTATCAAAATCAAATATATTTTCAGTTATATCACCACCTTTAGTTTTAATGGATTTACGAAAAACATAATATCGTGATAAATCACTAAATTTTCGTAAACCTTTATTTAGGTCAGTATCATCATAAAAACTTTTAATATCTGATTGTGATTTTTTTGTTCGTGATTCATGTTGATATTGTACATATTTTGTGAAATATTGTTTATGAATATTGTATTGATTTTCAAAATCATCAGTATCAACCAAGTGAAGATCACAATCTTTTTCAAATTCACTAATTAAAAAATCTTTATCAACTAAATATTCAGTTAAATATTTTTTATTAATCCAATCCATTAATACATCTATTTTATGACCAGTTTTAATTTGTTCATTTTTTGTTAATGTATATTTTTTAATAATATCATATAATACAATTTTTTCACCAGTTTCATTTGTTATTTCAAATTTAAAATTTTCTTTTCCATCTAATAAGTTAATAATTTTTTGAGCATCAAAAGTTGTAATTATAATATAACCACCATTTTTTAAATAATTATTTATATTTGTCTTAAAATTAGTCCATGTAGTTTCATTTTTAAACATATAATGTATTGCAAATTGACAATTAATTGCATCATAATATATTTTTTTTTCATTATTTTTTGAAAAAACTTTTTTTATATTTGATATATTTTGTTGTGTCATACCATTTAAACCAATTAATTGTGATTCTAAATCTAATGGTAAAGTTGCATCTGCTTGAATAAACATCATTTCAACATATCTAGCACGACCTTCTTTTAATTTCATATAGCGATCAATTGCGCCATCACCTTTTGAAATTAATCCTTGATAATCAATATCAATTCCTACATAATTTGATATATTAGCTTCAAAAAATTTATTATTATCACCACCTTTTCCACATCCAATATCTAAAACTGATATTTTAGTTTTATTATTAAATAATGTAACATTATCTGATGGTAATATATTTTTATATCTTGGATGTAAATATAATGTAATTAATTCTGATTTAATACCATTATGAAATTTTCTCATTGGTTCTGAATATTTATTATTTCGTTCATTATAATATGCATTTTCTTTTGCTGTTTTAACAACTATTTCATGACTAATACGATTTTTCAATTCAATAAGTTTATTATCATATGAATGTATATTTTTTTGATAATTATTACCAATTGCTAATTCTTGAAAATCTTCCATTTTTACTGGATTTTGAATACTATCCCAAACACTTTGTGCAGTTGTTATAAAATTACCATATTTTGTTTTATATTTTTGTACACTTTCAGTTTTATCATGTCTTGTTCTTATAACAACCCATCTAAAATAATCTGATATTATATCTGGATGTGTATTATAATAACACTCTATAACTGTTTTATCAATTATAATATTATTATTTATATCTCGTGCTTCATCATTATTTAAATATATATATGCTAAATGTAAATTTTCATTTTCATTAAATAAAATAGGTACTTCTATATTATTTTCTTGTTGGCCAACAAATAATTTAAGAATACGATAAGGTTTATTTTTTAAATAATCTTCATCAGATAATTTATTAGAATATGAATTATCATAAACTGTAAGTATATTACCATTAGAATCTCTCATATATTCAACATAAAAATCAATTGAATTTGAATGTTCTGGTTTCCATTTATAATCAGAATATAAATAATTTTTATCTTTAATATTTGTTATATATTTTTGATCTAATGGTGAAAAAATTAATCCATCTAATATATATGGACATTTTGTTTTAGTATAATTTGTGTATAATGTCCATATTAAATTAGCATATGCGAATATTTCCCAATCAAATACTCCTTTACATGGAATAAAATATTTTCGTCTAACTAATATATATTTTTTATCTTGTTCAATATCGTGATTTAATATATTAAACATATTAATAATTTCTTTTTCATGGAATAATAATTGATTTTCTAATGTAAATTCTTTACTTTCATTTTTTTTATATTTATAATTTTTTTGTTTATCTAATATAAAACATTTATCAATTACTTCATCTATATATTCAATTCTATTCATAAAAATACTTTCAGTTCTAATATCTATTGTTTTATATGTTAAACAATCAAATGCTAAAAATAAATGTCTTCCATATTTTGTTAAAAATATATACTCACCATCAAGTATTGTTCCATCATATGTATTATTTTTTAATTCTATACCTGTATATTTTACTTCTAATAAAGATGATATTAAATATACATTTTTATTATATATTATTAAAAAATATCTATCACCATCTGCTTTATCTGTAACAGCATATTTGTTAATAATTGTTTCTGTTACAAATTGAATTTCTAATGGTCGTGGTTGTCGTCCATCTAAAGTATGTTCTTTTTTTGTTTGTAAAATTTTTCTATAATAATTTAATACATCTTGTTGAGTATTTGTTGTTATTAAAAAATTACTATTTTGTATAACTTTTAATAAATTATAAACTGATTTTAATATTAAATCAAATGTTTCTTTAGTTGGTGAATTTGTTTGACATTCTACTTCTAATTCATATTTTTCATTAGTTAATTCAGTATATGATATTCCACTTTTAATATGTGTTAAATCTATTTTTACTAAATTTTTACTATCTTTATCACCTTGTACATAACAAGTTATTCGTTGTTTTAATCTAAAAGAATTTATATTTTCTAAACCATATAACATAGTAATTTCATCTTTAGATACAATATTTTCTTCAGATAATCTAGCTCTAAGATTAAATTCTGGAATTTCAATTAAATTTTCTTTATGTTTTATTTTTTTCATCAAATTTATATTTTTAATATTATTTTCATATTTATTTAATAATATTTTGAATAAAACATTTGTATTATTTTGATTACTCATTAATTCATTTATTGTTTCTATTGTTACTATCGTAATTCTATATGTTATATTATTAATTGTAACATCTATATCAAGTGTTATTTCATCATTTAGTTTATCTTTTGAAATTGCTTTTAAATATTTTAGTAAATGAATATATTTTTCTAATGTTATATAATTTGATTTACTAAAAAATATAATTTCAAATTCATTATTAACACTTGTTTTATTGAATAAATTATATAATGACTTGATATCTGGTATTGACATCGTATATATTATATTAATGTAATATAATTTTATATATTAAAAATCATTTTTTGGGGTTTTATTTACTATAAAATACTTATTACCAATAAAAATCATCAAAAAATGATTTTAGATTATATTTATAGGTTTATTTTATATAAATATAAATGCCATTTACTAATAAAAATAAATATGAATTAATTGAAAGAGAAAAAAAACAAATAATAAATAAAATAAAAAAAACAGAAGAATACATAAAACAATTAAAAGAACAAATAAAACAATTAGATGAAGAAATAAAACAAATTAAAGAAAAATAAAATAATATAAAAATGAGTTTTTTATAATAAATGTTTATAACAATATAAATTATATGGAAAATATTGATTATAAAATTGTCAAAGATGACGATAATAATGTTGGAGTAATAAAACCATCAGTTAATGGAATAATGAATGTACAAGAACAATTAGTTAATTTAAAGAAATTGATGAAAGATATATTAGATAATTCAGAATTTGAAACAAAAGAAAAGGATAAATTTGATACACATATGTTATTAAAATATGATGGATTAGTTATTAGAAAAATAATTTATTTGGTATTAGATAAACCAAATAGAAATAAGAATTTTAAAAAAGCAGTTGATATATTAGCGGAATTTCAAAAAGTAAAAGATGGAGAGTTAGAGTTAGAACAAGTATTACAAAATCAAGTTCGTGCATTAGATGAGGAATATATATATCCTAAATTTGGAGGTAAAGAAGAATTTGAAAAGAAATTTAAAAATCAATAAATTTAGTTTCAAGTTTCTTTAAAATTTCAAGTCGTGATAAATGATAATTTCTTATTAATTTTTTTGCATCTTCAATTGTATAATATCCAATATCACCAATTTCTACATTATTTTTTATATTAGGCAAATTATCATTTACTGCTTTTGCAATATAATATATGTGTGTATATTTTTTTCCATTTGTTCCTAAGAATTCTTCAATATATGGTTCTTGAGATATTATATTAATATCATTTTCACATAATCCAGTTTCTTCACAAAATTCGCGTTTAGCACAAATTAATTCATCTTCTTTACCTTTTTTTCTACCTTTTGGAAATCCCCATTCTGGAAATTCATAAGATGGTATAATATTTTGAATATAATAATTTAATTTTATATCTGCATCATTTATTAAATAATTATATTTTTTTTTTGCATTTTCAATATCTTTTGATAATAAATAATCATTTGATATAGTTCCCAATAAATCAAGCCATAATTCAGTAAATGTTAAACTATTTATTTTTTTAATTTCTTCTGGAGTCATTTGTTTAAATAATGATGTTATATTATAACTATTATTTTCATTATAAATTCCACGTATGAAATCACTATATCCAACAGTATGTTTTCTACGTATTAATAATAATTTATTTTGTTTTATTAAAATTATTCCCCAACTTTTTATTGATTCTGTACAATCTTTATGTTTATGTCCATATTTATTACAATTATTACAATATAATTTATCCATTATATTTTAATATAAAGTTTATTTTTTATATAAAAAAATGAATTTCATAATATATTAATAATTAATACATATTAAAGTAACATCTTCAATAATGCTATCACAAAAAACATTGACATATATTGCAAATAAAAGTTCAATTAAAAGAAAATATTGTGCTATAATTTTAAATCGTAATAATATTATATCATATGGTTATAATCGTTCTAAAATACATACAATAAATAATGATGATTATATATCAAATAAATATTGTATACATGCAGAAGTTGATGCTATAAGGAAATGTACACATTTAAAAAATTGTAAAATGATTATTATCAAAATTATAAATAATGAAATACAAAATGCGCAACCTTGTAATTCGTGTTATAAATTATTATGTAAATATAATATTCAAATAATTAATTATAAATAATTTTATTTTTCATTTGCCATACTTTCTCTATTTTCATTTGCAATATGTGTTAAATTTTTAGCATAATTTATGCGTTTTATTATTTTATTTTCAGAATTTTTTAATTTATTATATGTTAAATTATCATTTGAAGATTTATTAATAATTATATTATTTATTTTTGTTTGTGATGATATATGTTCTTCTTTATGTTTATCTATAATAATTTGAATTTCTTCATATGTTTTTTTATGTAAATTATGAAAATATGTTAATGTAGAATCACCAGTTATTGTAAATACAACATCTGGATTATATTTTATTATTATTTTTTTTATTTTTTTTAATATTTTTCGATCTTTTATAGTAGCAATATATTCTGTCATATAATCTAAATTATTAATCATATATAAATTAAAAAGATAAACAAATTTTAATATTAAACATATTTATATAGAGATATGTCTGATGATATAAAAATAACAGATTCAATTACACAAGAAGATGACGATAATATTCAATTAAATACAGAAGAACAAAATGAATATATTAAACAAATGAAAATTCAATATACATATCCTCAACAAAATGATAAACATTTACAATATAAATTATATATAAAACCAGAATTTTATTATAATAAAATACCAGAAAAACAAAATATTACATCATATGATGAAATATCTAAATATAGAACTGAAATTTGTATTAAAAAAAAAGGATTACGAGAGCATCAAAATATGTTAAGTAATTTTATTAATCCGAATACACCATTTACAGGATTATGTTGTTTTCATGAATTAGGTTCTGGTAAAACTTGTGTTGGTATTGCAATTGCTGAAACATTTAAACAACAAGTTAAAAAATATAATACTAAAATTGTAATTCTTGTTCCTAGTATATTATCCAAAGAACAATGGAAGAATTCTATATTTACATGTACTGGTGAAACATATTTAAAAATACCAAGTAATACATATGTAAATGATGATATAATTAATAAATTAAAACGTGATGGATTAATGCAAATAAAAGAATATTATAAATTTATGACTCATACTAGTTTTCGTATTCATGTTCTTGGAGAACGTATACAAGATGAAAAAGTTGGAAATAAAATTTCTTATAAAAAAAATGAAGAAGGTGAATTTGAACGTGATATATCAGTTGATAAAATACATAATTTAGATAATACTATTTTAATAGTTGATGAAGCACATAATTTTACAGGAAATACAAATGGTGAATCTCTTATAAAAATAATTAAAAATTCTGTTAATCTTAAAGTTGTTTTATTAACAGCAACACCTATGAAAAATTTTGCTGATGATATTATTGAATTAATTAATTATTTACGTCCATTATCCGATCAAATTGATCAACATAAAGTATTTGATTCTGTATCAAATCATTCTATGAATTTTACTCAAAATGGGAAACAATATCTTGCTAAAATGGTTAGTGGATATGTTTCATTTATTAGAGGTGCTGATGATTTAACATATGCTAAACGTATAGATGAAGGTGAAATTCCAGATGAATTATTATTTACTCCAATTATCAAATGTCAAATGTTAGATTTTCAAAGTAAAATATATCATGATAATATTGATTCATTAACTATTAATGAAGATAAAATTAATGTAACACAAAGTACAAAAACTGAAGCAATTGCTAATTTTATTTTTCCAGGTTTATCACAAGATACTGAAAATATTGTTGGTTATTTTGGTGTTGATGGGTTACATGTTATAAAAAATCAAATTGAAAATAATAATACATTACTTAATAAAAAATTGAGTATGTTTTTATTTAAAAATGAAAAATCAACAGATTTGATAAAATTATCATCAGATACTAAATCAATTTCTGGAAAAATATTATCACTAGAGAATCTTAAAATATTTTCTATAAAATTTTATACAGCTCTTATGAATATCAATGAATTGGTTATTAATAAAAAAAATCCACAATTGGCATTTGTTTATTCAAATTTAGTTAAAACTGGTATTGAATTATTTCGTGAAATATTGCTTGTTAATGGATATATTGAATATCAACAAGATAGTAGTAATTATAATATAAATCCAACAACTATTTGTTATTATTGTGGACATCATTTTTCTAATCATAATACTCTTGTTGATATTCCAAAACATACTTTTCATCCAGCAACATTTATGATGATAATTGGTAAATCAGGAGACGATGTAAATGATACACTTCCTGAAGAAAATAAACAAATTCTTGATAATGTTTTTAATAATATTACTAATAAAGAAGGTAAATATATTAAATTAATTCTCGGTTCACGTGTTATGAATGAAGGTATTAATCTTAAAAATATTGGACAAGTTCATATTCTTGATGTATCTTATAATTTTAAAACAATTGATCAAACAATTGGTCGTGGGATTCGTTGGTGTTCTCATTATGATGTTATGTCTGAAACAAATGTATATCCAGAAGTTAAAGTATTTAAATATGTTATTTCTATTCCTGAAAAATTAACTATTGAAGAAGAATTATATAAACGTTCTGAACAAAAATATATGTTAATTAAACAAGTAGAACGATTACTAAAAGAAAATGCTATTGATTGTCCTCTTAATTATAATGCAAATGTTTTTAAAAATGAAGTTGAACAATATAAAGATTGTATTGAACCAAATAAAAATTCTAAAGACCTAAAGAAAATATCAGAGATATATTCTATCAAACAATTTTGTCCAAGTAAATGTGATTTTACAAAATGTGATTATCAATGTAATGATTCTAAATTAAATTTATCATTTTATGATAAATCTCGTAATATTTATAAATTAATCAATAAAGATGATTTAGATTATACTACATTTGCACATGAATTAGCATTAACAGAAATTAATTTTATTAAACAAAAAATTAAAGATATGTATCTTATTAAATATTCTTATACAATTACTGAAATTATTCATCATATTAAACAATTATATAAAATTCATAAACGTGAAATGTATGATGATTTTTTTGTTTATAAATCAATTGATGATTTAATTCCAATTACTGAAAATGATTTTAATAATTATTCAGATATTATATATGATAAATATAATAGAACAGGTTATTTAATATATATTGATACATATTATATTTTTCAACCATTTAATGAAACTGAAAAACTTCCAATGTATTATCGTATGAATTTTAATGAAAATTTTACTAATGATATTTCATTGTATACTTATTTAAAAAATAATAATGCATTTATTAAATTAAATATATCAGAAACAGAAATAAATTCAACATATGATTTTGATTTAGATTATTATGATAAAAGATCAGAATATGATATTGTTGGTATAATTGATCAAAAAGAAAATGTTGATGTATTTAAAATTAGAGAAAAACGTGGGAAAAATTTAAAAAAACAACGAGAAATTGGATTACCATCATTTAAAGGTGCTGTTTGTTGGAATGCTAAAACATTAAAAGATTTAGAAAAAATTTCTCATAAATTAAATATTAAATTTAATTCATCAGAAAATAGACAAGTCATTTGTGAATCAATTGAAAAAAAATTATTAAATCTTGAAAAATATTCAACAGGTAAAACTAAATTTACCTATATTATGATTCCAAAAAATCATCCAACTTATAAATTTCCATATAATTTAGAAGATCGTATTATTTATATTAATGATTATTTTATTAAACAAAATATTAAATTAACAATTACTAAAAATAAAATAACTATTCCTAATCAAAATTTATCTGATGCAAATATTACATTTATTAAATATTATAATGGAACTCTTAAAAATGATTTATGGACAATTATTATTGAATAAAAATTGAATTTAGTAATATTTTACTATCTATCATTTATATCAAATAACTAGCATTCATAAATTATGGCAATTCCAATATGTTCTCGGTGTGGTGAAGGACATAAACAAAGTGTTTGTCCTTATATGCATCCTAAAACTATTTTAGATACATGTAATGATAATATAAAAAAAGCATCAGTATCATTAATATTTGAAGGAAGAAAGAATAGTGGATTATTTTCAACAATTATAGGATTATTATCAAATGAAACATTATATTGCAAATATTGTGAAGAAATATATAATAAAATAAAAGATGAAGAAACATATTTACCTAATGAACAATGTTTAATAAATCGTATATATTCACATAACTCAAATGCATGTAGATTTATTAAATGTAATAAATGTTATGAAAAACATTCTGTTGAATCATGTCCATACAATATTATAAATTGTTATAATTGTCATAAAAATCATATTGAATTAACATGTCCTTATTCAATTATAGATTGTCCTTATTGTTCAAATATATATAATAAAATTAATCATGTTGAATCAGTTTGTCCTAATGAAAATTATTGTTTAAAATGTTTACAAAAATCTAAATTAAGTAAATCTCCAAATAAATATGAAATATATATGAAAACACATAGTACTGCTAGATGTGTTATAGGTTCTATGTATATAACATGTGATAATTGTGGTTTAACAAATCATGATACATCTATGTGTGATCGTAGTAGATGTTGTCAAAAAATTGCACCAACATTAACACAATTTTATAAAAAATATAATATATGTAAATTATGTTATAACAAACGTCAAAAAAAATGATATATACAATATTTTGACTACTATAGATTAATTATATTGTATGTTGCTGAAACAGAAATACACAAATATAAATGAATGATGTCATTATTATACGAGGAATGTATAATTCATTCAATTTGATATTAGAAATTATATCAGTGATGACACAATTTCGCCAAAATACAAATGGATGTTTGGCATTTCATTTCACAATGAGCATCCACACCAAATGGTGATGACACAATACATTTCAGATTATACAAATGGATGATTGTCATTATGAAAGAGAACATTTACTTTCATTCATCCACACTGATAATAATTTTAGTATCAAATATGACACAGCTTTGCCAACATGTACTTTGGTACATAATACAAATGATACCATTTCAGTCATAATATTGCCATATTATGGATATCACAACATACATTTTTTTATGTTTATTATTTCTATATAAATTAATTTATGATAATCAAATCAATACTATTATGTAATTTTTGTAATTTTTTTATATCACATATATTTACTTTATTTATAAAATATATTATATTATTTGATGAAGTAATATAATATTTATATTTAAATTTATTAATGTTTAATACATTATTAATATGATTTAAACTTTTTATTCTAAATGATTGTATTTTTACTAATCCATTATTTATATTATATAATAATTCATATGTTTCACGTAATGTTAGTAAATAAAGATCATCATCATGGATATACATGTTAATTAATTGATTGATTATATTTAATATTAAAAATAATAATAAAATCATTTTTTAGTGTATTAAAATCATAAAAAATGAAAAATATATAAACTAATATATATATTATATTAATAATACATGTATAATCCATATATTGATACAAAATTAACAACAGATTTAATATTGAAACCAAATGAAATAACTAATATAGAGTCAAATTTATATATAACATTAGTGAATAAATTAAATAAAAAATGTTATCAAGATATTGGATATATTGATAAGATATATAAAATTACTAAAATTCCAGATGGATGCCTTATAAATGAAGATTTTTCAGGTGTTATACATTATAAAAATGTTCAATTTGAATGTCGTATTTGTAAACCAATTAATGAGAATATTATAACATGTAAAATTACAACAATTGAACCACATAAGATAGCTTTAGCAGAACATGGTCCACTTAAATTTTTAATTTTATTAAATAATGAAACCTATAATAAAAAAAATTTTATTTTTGATAATAATACACATCAATTATATAGTATTATTTCTGATAATAAAGGTAAAAAAATAGATAATACATCATATGTAAATGTTAAAATTCAACAATCAAAATGTATTAATAATTCACCAATATTTATATCATTAGGTTATTTATATAGTATTGCATCAGATGAAGATATTAAATTTTACCACAGCTTGAACACTTAGCACCAGTTACATAACGTAATGTTAAATATTTAATATTAATATTTGAGTTAGTTCCTTTATTATAAAAACTAATGAACCATTTTATATAATTATTATATGATGATAAAGCATTATCTGTTAATTTGATATTAGATAATGCAGTTCTATAATTTCGTTTACCAATTCCTTTAAAAAAATATTGTATCATTTGTACTAAATATTTAACTACATTTTTATGTTCTTGTGTTGGTTTATTTGGATATAAAATTGCAACATAACTTAATACACCCCATAATGTTGAATTAACACTAACAAAATTTCGTGTTGCTGTTTTATAAAATGAATATGTTGAAGTTTCATTTTTAATTGTTTTTTTTAAATATTTATTAACTAAATTATGCATATTTATTCCCCATATTGATAATTTATATCTTGAATTTAATATATCATTTGTGATTGGATGTTTTAACAAATGTGCATTATAATGTTTAGCACAATTTTCACAAGGTAATAATATTGCTAAATTATTTAATATATAACTTACAAGATGTTTCCACCATGGATTTGGTTCTCTTGGATATATTACACTTATATAATGTATAAATTTCCAATATATTGGACCCCATATTGTTGTCTTTATTGCCATATAATTATATTGATAAAAAATGAAAAATAATTTAATTAATTATTAAATAAATATTATTATATGGATGATTTATCTGATTTATTAAAAGAAATAAATATAATTAAACAATCACTTACAATATATAAACCAAGTGAAAATATAGTGTATATAAATGATGGTTATAATAATAAAGAATACACTTGTTCAAATTATACATGTTATTGTAATGAATTATATGAATGGAGTTGTCCATGGTGTTTATTTGATTATGGATTTGTATCTATAAATTATAATTTTGAAAATAAATCATATTATTTTGATCTGTTAACATATGATGAAATTAGAATTGATTTAAATAATAATCCATTACATATTTTAAAACCTATTAATTATATATCTACTAATTTAAATAATTATGAATGGACTATAATTAATAATCCTAAATATGATTATTTATATAATAAATTGAATAATTTTGAAGTTATATATATTGATTATGATATAATTTGCATGAAATATAATGAATTATTATTATTTAGTAATAATAATCCTTGTAAATGTGATTTACCAAATTGTAAACATTGTTTGTTTAAAGCAAACTTAATTTCATTTAATGCAGATCCATATGCATTTACAAATTCTCGTTGGAATTATAAATAATAAATAATATATAATATATATGGAATTAAATCAAGTTCTTAGTAAAATGAAGGAATTATATAGTAAGGATAATGGTAATAGTATAACATTTGATCATATTAATATAGGATTTAATGCATTAATTAAAAATAGTTCATTTATAACAAAAGTAGAATCTGAAATTAATAGTATAACCAAAGATAAACATTTTGATATAAATGATATACCAGAATTATTACATATTGTAATTTTGACAATGGATTTTATGAAAAACACATTAATATTAAGAGCATCACTAAAACAAAATGATATGAAATATATTATATATGGATTATTATTACATTTAACAAAATTTGATAATAATATTGATATGGAATCATTTCAAGTAGGTTTAAGTGTAACATATAATGTGTTATGGAAGTTAGTATCAATTAGTGTAAATGGAATTAAAAAAGTTATGACTTGTTGTTAAATTTTTTTTCTATCTTTAATAATAAATGAATATTGATAAAGATTATATTATAATTGAAAATAAACCATTATGGCAAGATGATACAAAAATTACACAATGTTTTAAATGTAAACAGAATTTTACATTATATAATAGAAAACATCATTGTAGAATATGTGGTAAAATATATTGTTATACATGTTGTAATTTATTTATATCAGTTCCTGATTTTATTGATGTGTTAAATCAAGAATCACATAAAAATGTTAGGGTATGTTCTCAATGTAATACTAATGTTAAAAAACAATATATAAATCAATTATTAAATTTATTTATTAATTTTGATTTACAAATTATTAATACTTTATTATCAGTTTGTCGTGCATATTATATAGCAGGTATAAAATATATTGAATTATTTAAACAAATTCAATACAAATTAGAATTAACTCAAAATGATAAAATAATGTTACATTTAAATAAATATTATATTAGAGGACATATTAATTATTTAATACCACATCAAATAGATAATATTTTGTCATCAAAAAAAATATCTTGTAAAAATACATTTTGTTTAAATTTAAATTGTCATGTTACAATTAATAATATAATACAATTAATTCAAATAAATTCAAATAATGATAGTTTAACAGGTTTAATTACTTATTTATTAAAAGATGTAACAAAACAAGATATATTAAATTATATTCCATTTATATTGAATAATATACATAATAATAATAATTTATTTTATTGGTTAATTAAATTTTTTTTAAATACATATGAGTTATTAGATTTATATTGGTATATTAAATCATATGTGAATAATAATTATGATTATATTACTTATATACGTAATATAATATATGATCATAAAACAAATAAACAAATTCAAATTGCATTTACAAGATGTGTATCTTTAGATACAATAACATATGAACAATTATCTGGATTAGTTTATTATAAATATGAATGTTATTACATTCCATTATTTCCAGATATTAAATTTATTAATATTGATATTAAAAATATAATAAAAAAACAAAGTAATACATCACCAATGATTATACCATTTATTAGTGATAATAATAAAATTAAAAAAGTTATGTATAAAACTGAAGATATTAGAAAAGATCATATTGTATTGAATTTAATAAATATAATTAAAAATATATTATTAGAATATAATATTGATATACCTATAGTATATTATAAAATTTTACCTACAACAACAACATCTGGATATATAGAAATAGTTGATAATGCATATACATTGCAAGAAATTATAAATAAAAATCAATCATTACAAAATTTTATATTAAATAATAATAATAATAAAATAATTAGTGATGTTAAACAAACATTTATAAAAAGTGTTAGTTTATATTGTGTTATTAGTTATTTATTAGGTATAGGAGATCGTAATTTGGATAATATAATGATAACAACGACAGGTATATTATTTCATATTGATTTTTCATATATATTAGGACAAACACCAAATATAATACATTATAATAATAAAAAAATTAAAATAACAAAAGAAATAATTGATGCAATTGGTGGTATAGATAGTGATAATTATAATGAATTTAAACAATTATGTTCAACAATTTATAATATATTACGTAAATATGTCAATTTATTCAAGAGTTTATTATTAATTATATCATCATTTGATAAATCACTTACCAATGAAATGATTAATAAAGAATTAAATGATAGATTTGAAATAAATGAATTAAATATAAATAAAAATTTTGGATTAAAAGTTGAACAAGATATTGATAATTTACAATATATGGTTATTGATTTAATATATAGTTCTAAATCTAATTCATCATTTTATTTTAATAAACTCAAATCATCTGTGTATGATACCTTAAATTTTTATAATTATAAATAATATATGGATAACGAGAAAAATCAAATTACTCCTAATGAAAATGTTAGTGAAAACGTGAGTTTTCAATATAAACCAGTTTTTAGAATTATTAATAAAAAAGATATTACTAAATGTATGAGTGTTGGTGTTTTTAAAGAAGAACCTAATGTTAAATTAAATGATGAACCTTTTCATATAAATAATAATAATAATATAGTTCATTCTTATGAATATAAAAAATATACTATAAATGCTGGTACATTTTTATGTAATATAAGTGATACATATATCCAACAACATAATAAAATTCCAACACATTATTTAACATATTTTTATAATAATAAATTTGTTAATGGATATTTATTTTCAATGTTTATTTATTTTGAAATGACAAAAGAAACGATAGATAGATTACAAAAGAATCCAAAAGAATATATAAATTCACAAGTAAATGGTAAATATACATTTGAATTTGCATTTGATGAAAATGTATTAGAAAATTTTATAACATATAAACAAGAAGAATATGAAAAAAACATTATGTTAAAATATATATCTGAGTTTGAGAATCCATTATTTGATCAACAACAATTAATTAATAAAATTAAACTTGAAGTATATAATGAATTAAATAAATATTTATTATTTTTCAAACCAATAAATATTACAACACCAATATATAAAAAAAAAATATTTGATTTATTTAAATCAAAATATAATAATAATATTATTTATGAAATTCTTCATTTTACAATTGCTTTACGAGAACAAGAACGTATAAAAAAATTTAATAATAATGATGTTTATGATATAAATAAATTAAAAATATAATTGAGTTCATATTTTTATTATTTTTTTACTTATTAATATATATTTTATGATATATACATTAATATCTAATTTACCTATTATTACCTATAATGATTCAAATAAATATTTAAAAGTATTTATAATTGGTTCAATATGTTATCTTTTAATACATTATTATTTACAATTATATCCAATTAATATATTAAATAATTATTTTTATTATTTATTTGCAATAGATTTTATATTAGCAATGAGTATTCTAAAGTTTACAACACCAATAAAAATAATTGATCATGATGATGTTCATGCTTTAAATATATTACAAAAACATAAATTAATGAATGATATATTTAATTCTAAAGATAAAAATGATGAAAATGATGATGAAAATGAAAATGAAAATGAAAAAGAAAAAGAAAAAGAAAAAGAAAAAGAAAAAGAAAATAAAAAAGACAAAAAAGATAAAAATGAAAAAGAAGAAAGTAAAGATGAATCAGTTCATTTACCTAAATATGAAGAAAATTAAAATTTAAAATATTTATCAACATCTTGTGCCCATGAAAATTTTTGTTGAAGATTTTTAGACATTAATTTATCAATAGGAATATTATAAACTTTCATAAAAGCAATTGTAATACGCGGATCAATATAATTTATTTTACTAGTGCCTAATGCTAAATTTTTAAGTTCTTGTTTTAATTCAATTTTATTTTTGAGTAATTTAAGTTTATCAATTAATTTATTTATTTTTTCTTGATTATTAGTTTTTTTTGCAATTGATAATTTCTTTTTTATACTTTTAAGTTTTTCATTTATTTTCTCAACTTGAATTTTATAATTCTTACTTACATTTTTTTGATGATTTAATAATTTAGCAACATGTATATTTGCTTTATTATATTCATCAAGTAAGATTTGTATTGGAGTATCAATTGGAAATTTATTAATTATTTTATGTAATTCTTTTTGAAATAAAATAGATGCATTATATGTTCTAAAAACACGAGCAGTTAAATTTTTCATAAATGTTTGTAAATATGTATTAATATCATTTGATGATATTTTATCAAAAATTTGATCATCTTTATTTTTGTTTAAAATAAAGAACTTTAAATTTTCAAGAATTTTATTATCAACATCTAATTCATTATAATATCTTACAGAATCCTTTCCAAGAAAATCTAATATAACTTTATTATTATTTATATTCATATGTTCTACTCGTAATGAAGTAACACCAACAGTATCTGCTTCATCAGAACATTTTTCATTACCAACACGTAATGCAAATTTATCAATAAAATAAAGTGCTGTAGCAATTTGTTTTGTTTTAATATTATCACTAGATAAATTAATTTCATTATCTTTCATAATTTTAGAATATGATTTTTTTAATTTTCGTGCTAACTCAAATTTACTCATATCACTAAGTGCTTGAAATTCGGAATTACAACCTAACCAAACATATTTAATTTTACCAGTTATTTCATCTTTCCATGATGCTAACCATTCTACATTATTATCATGTATAACCTCTTTCCATTTATGATCTTTTATTTGAGGAATTGGTGATTTATCATCAATATTAATAATTATATCTTCTGGTTGAATTCGCTTTTTTACCATACCAATTTTTGGATTGTCACCACGTCCTAAAAATAATCCAGGTGGTTCTATTTTGTAATTACCAACTAATTGTTGTTTACCATTTACAATCGCATATTTATATTTGTCTTCATTTTGTTTTTCTGTTTGTTTTTTTTGTTCTTTCTGTTTTTGTAATATATTATAATATTCAGTAAAATCAATACCATCTAATGATGTAATAATATGATCTTTACCTAATATTTTAGACCAATCATTCCAAAAATTTTTATTAAATAATTTTATTTTAACATAATCAGTATTTATATATTTTGCATATAACATTGCATATTCTTCTTGTAATGGAGTTAATTTTATTAATTGATTATTATATTTAAGTGGAATATTATGAGGAATATATTCATCTGGAAATAAAACACCATTATGACTGAAGGCTTCCCATTTTTTTTCTATTTTTCCTCCTATAAAAAAATTATTCATATACTTATATATTATATACATATTTGTTTTTGTTTCTCAATTTCTAATTTTGTATTAAAATGTTCATCAACATATTTTTTCATAATATATGTTAATGATTCTTTATAAATATTTACTTGTAATGTTTCTAAATTATATTTGTATATATTATTATAATTATTATCAATAAATAGTGATTCATTTTCTTCTGCAGAAATAGTATAAAAAATGAATGATGGTAAATCTATTTTAGTAATTTCTAATATGTTTTTATTATCATATATTAAAATCATTACAAAATTATTTACCCATTTACATTTATATGTATAACTATCTTCAATTTTAATTGGAATTGTATGACATTTTGTTGACATATAATTATTATCATATATAAGTATTATAAGATGATTTAAATAATTATTGAATACTAATATACATATAATATATTCATTTTCATCTCTATCTCCATTTTCAAAATAATAATAATCTAAAATAATTAAATTATCACGAGTAGTACCATTAATAAGTAATATATTATAATTAATAGGTATCATACTATATGCATAAGAATGTTCTTGTATATACATATATCTTAGTTCAAAATTTATATTATTTGTTATATTATATTCAACTATATAATTATATTTTTTTGATATATATATTTTTATATTATTCATAGATCTTATTATAATTGGATCATTATTAATAATAACTAATTGTGTATATTCATTATTATAATTATTATAAAAATAAGTATGATCACTATTATAAATTTGATTATATTTTTGTGTAATAGTACGAACATTTATTCCATTTTGTTGAATATGATTTTTATTAAAAGTATCAGTATGTTTTATAACATTTAAAAAATCCATCAATGTATAAGACAAAATAAATTCATTTATATCAACAATAATATAAAATACAATATGTGTATTTGTTATTAATATATTTGCATAATCAAATAAATTGAATGTAAAATCATAACATGCATTTTCTTTCTCTATAAAGATTTGTAAAATATTGTTTATTACAATAAATATAACATGATTAAATATAATAATTTTATTACAAAATTTATATGTAATATTATCATCATATTGAACACATTGTTTATATAATTCATTATATGTATTGATATCAATATCTTCAATAAGTATAATATCTTTATTTATTTTATGTATCCTAATAAAAATAGTGTCATATGTATAATAAATAAGATAATCTTGTGATATCGCTAAAACAATATTTGATGGTAATGTGTCTGACATTTTTGATAAAATAGTGAAACTCTGTATGTTAGTTATTTAAATATGTATATTTAATATTTAATAAGTTATAAATATCATTTTTTTATAATTGTATAATATATAATAAAATGCAAAATCAATATATGAATTTCAATGAAACACGATATCAAACAAAAATAACAGGAATGGAATATAATAATCAACAATATGAAACAAAAAAATATAATAATGAAATAATGACAAGATTGATGCATTATGAAATTACACCATTAGGTCAAGCATATTTTTCTGGTTCAAATATAAGATATTTACAAGAACAAATAAAATTAAATATAAATAAAATATTAGGATGCAATCGTAAATATGGACAAACTGAAGCAGATTTAGTTGTATCAATGATACAATTATTTCAAATGTTTGCATTAAATAAAAATACAAATATATTAGCACAATTGAAAGTATTAAATAAACAAACATTAAAATATATTTTACCAGATATGATAACAGAATTAAAACAAGAAATAGGATATTTACGAGATATATCAAGACCATTAGATATGATACCATTACCAATAAATGTTAATTGTAAAGGACGAAAAGTTTTACCACTTACAAAAAGATTAGGTTCATTAACAATTAACCAAAGATAAAATAATTTTATTATTAATTTTTAAAATATTTACAAGGATAATGTCAAATAATTTATATTCATTAATTTTATTGTTATGTTTAATAATACATTTAGTATTATCAAATATAATTTCATATATAGATAATAATTCATAATGAATTGGAATAACAAATGTATCTAATTTTAAATCTGGTATATATATTGCAAAATAATTAAATTCAATATTAACAATATATGCTTTATAAATTTGATTTATTTCTGAAATATTAATTGTTTTATAATAAGAATATAAATGTTTATAATATTTATTTATTTTATTAATTTGATTTATATCAAAATTAGTAAATAATGGTTCAGAACATAAAACATTATTTAATTGAGTATGCACAATTATATCAACATATCTTCTTAATGGTGATGTCATATGTGTATATAAATTCATATTCAAATTTGAATGATAAGCATTTTCAGTGCCAATAATATATTCAGCAGATTCATTTTGATACATATTGTGTTTATCAATAAGTATATCATTAAATGTATTAATTAATTTTTTATTAGTTGTTTTTTCTAATTGTCTTCGCAATAATACATTTTTAGAATCATATGATGCTATTTTAGATGCAACTAAATTATTAGCAATTAACATATATATTGCAACCATATTATGAATATCATATTTTTCATAATAATTATATTTATTGTTTAATAATAATGCGAAATTATATAAATTGTCAACAAAAGAATTAACATTATTATAAGAAAGATTATTTTTAACATGAATAATAGATTTAACAAATTGTACATTTTGGATGGTTAAAGTTTCATCAAATAGAATTAGAATAGAGAATGCACGTTTTTGTTTATCAGATGTTAAAGACATTTCTTTCATAATATTATCTGGAAACATATGGATTGTTTTATCAAAATATAATGATGAAATTCTGTTTTGCAATTCTAAAAATACATCTTGTGATATATAAGAAGATACATCTGAAATATGTATACCAATTTCTATATAATTATTAATTTTAGATATATGTAAAGCATCATCAATATCAGTGCAATTTTCTGGATCAATTGAAAATATATCATTTGTTATAATTTGTCTATCTTGATGTATATTTAATAATGTAAATTTTTGTTTTAAATTCCAATGACAAATAGATAATTGATATAATAATTCAGAATCAGATATTGTAATTGGAAAATATTTAATTACATTACCTATATTTTTTTCATTTAATCGTATAATTGCATAACAATTATCAGTTATGTATTTAATTTTAGTTTTTACTAAAATTTTAACATTTGTTAAATGAAAGAAAGGTTTAAAGTCTTTAAGAATATATTTAGGATTATCACTAGTATATATTTTAGAAGAACTCAAAAAAAGTGTTCCGAAAATAACTTTGTTATTTTCGTTAGAGAAAACACCTTCTCTGTTTGCTGTTCCGAAAATAATATTAGTCATTATAATTACTACAAGTATAAAAATTGAATTAATAAGTTTATAAATCATTTTTTATAATACAAATAATTAATATGGTCAAGAATACATTTGGTGGCAACAAAACTAAACGTATTAAAACTAAAAAATATAATGAACCAGATATTGATATAAATGATCCAATTTATAAAATTTGTAAATTAGAAAGTGTAAATGGAAATAAAAATATAACTGTTAAATTTATGAATGGTGAAGTAGGATTAGCAATTTTACGCGGAAATATGTATAAAAGACGAGGACAACTAAAAAAAGATATATTTTTAATTGTAATAAATAATAATGAAAATAATTATGAAGTATTAACATTACTAACCGAAAATAGTAAATATTTAACTAATAATATAATAGAACAATTTAATAAAAAAGAAGATGTACCAACAAATAATGTTAAATTTGTTGAAATGGATATAGAACATAAAGACTTACCAAATATAGAATTATCAGACAAAGAAAGTTCTGATAATGAATTAGTAAATTTGAATATAACTAATCAATTAACAATCACTCAAGATTGGATTGATAATTTATAAACATATTTAATGTTTTAATTTTTAATTTCTAATTTCTAATTTCTATTTTTTTAATGTTTCTTTGAACCTCGTCGTGATCTTCGGCGTTTTGTTCCCTTTGAAGAAGCTTTTCGGCGTTTTCCACCTGATTGTTTTTTGCTTTTACGAGAACGTCTGCGTTTCCCTCCGCTAAGTGCTCGTTGCATTAAAGCTGATAGACTTGGCATATATAATATTAATGTATATTTTATTTATTAAAATGTTACTATATATTTATCTGTTATATTTTTATTATTTTTACACATTTTAAACGCATATAAAAAATGAATTTAGTTTTTATTTAAACATTATTTATTATTAATTAATAGTAATGCCACGTTATTGTATTACAGATGGTTGTAAAAAATATTGTATTTATAATTATCCCGATCAAATTAAACCACTTTATTGTAAAATTCATAGATTAGAAAATATGATTAATATTATAAGTAAAACTTGTATTCATGAAAATTGTAAAACAAGACCAACTTATAATTATTCAGATCAAAATAAACCACTTTATTGTAAAACACATAAATTAGAAAATATGATTGATATTAAACATAAAACATGTATTCATGAAAATTGTAAAACATTACCAATTTATAATTATTCAGATCAAACTAAACCACTTTATTGTAAAACACATAAATTAGAAAATATGATTGATATTAAACATAAAACATGTATTCATGAAAATTGTAAAATAATATCTCATTATAATTATCCAGATCAAATTAAATCATTATATTGTACAAAACATAAAAAAGAAAATATGATTAATATTATAAGTAAAACATGTATTCATGATAATTGTAAAGTAATACCAAATTATAATTATTCAGATCAAACTAAAGCAATTTATTGTAAAACTCATAAATTAGCAAATATGATTGATGTTAAAAATAAAATTTGTAATTATGAAAATTGTAAAACTAGACCAACTTTTAATTATTCAGATCAAACTAAAGCAATTTATTGTAAAACTCATAAATTAGAAAATATGATTAATATTATAAGTAAAACATGTATTCATGAAAATTGTAAAACAATACCAAATTTTAATTATTCAGATCAAACTAAAGCAATTTATTGTAAAACACATAAATTAGAAAATATGATTGATATTAAAAATAAAACATGTATTCATGAAAATTGTAAAACAATACCAACTTATAATTATTCAGATCAAACTAAACCACTTTATTGTAAAATTCATAAATTAGAAAATATGATTGATATTAAACATAAAACATGTATTCATGAAAATTGTAAAATAATATCTCATTATAATTATCCAGATCAAATTAAACCATTATATTGTAAAATTCATAGATTAGAAAATATGATTAATATTATAAGTAAAACTTGTATTCATGAAAATTGTAAAACAAGACCAACTTATAATTATATTGGTGAAACTAAACGATTATATTGTAGTAAACATAAGTTAGTAAATATGATTGATACTAATACTAAAATAACAAAATGTATAACTGAAAATTGTAACAATATACCATTATATAATTTTAAAGATAAAAAAGCAATTTATTGTGAACTTCATAAACATGATAATATGATTATAGTTTCACCAAAATGTAATTTGTGTACATCTAATTCAATTCAGTTAATAAATGATAAATATTATTGTTTAGAACATTTACCTGATAAAGAAACAATTGCAAAATTTAAGAAATTATGTAAGTATTGTGAAAATAATGAACATTCTAGTTACATTTGTGATGAACATAAGCAACATAAACATAAAAAAGAGTATGATGTAGTTAAGTTTTTAAGAAAAAATATAGACACTCCATTTATATATGATAAAAATGATCCAGTTAATGAATGTTCTAGAAAGAGACCAGATATATTTTTTGATCTAAAAACACATATTGTTATAGTTGAAGTTGATGAAGATCAACATAAAGGTTATAAAGATTCTTGTGAATGTGCGAGATTGAATGAAATTGTGAATTCACTTGGTGGAATTCCAGTTACATTTATAAGATACAATCCAGATAAAATAAAGAAAGTAATAATTAATAAAGAGGAAAGATTAGAATTACTTAAACAAACAATAAAAGATGAAATAATAAATATTCCAGATAAATTTCAAATTAAACTTATTCAATTATATTATGATGATAATTATAAAGAATATAAGTCAAAGAAAATAGAAGATATTACAAAATTAATTTCTATTTAGATAATATATGAGAAATTCACCGAATGAATCAGCTACATTGTATAAATTAAATACAAAAAAGATAGGAAATGATGGTAATATGTATATTATAAAAGAAACAAGTGTTGGAATAAAAAGATGGGTAAAATTTAATGATTTACCCAAAGGTAAAGTTTATTTAACACATGATAATGGAGCAAGACCATATAAAGTAATAATAGATGGTTTAAATGTGTATGTATATGATAATAAAACTGATAAATTAATAATAAAATACAAAGTTAGTAAAGTATATATTGGGAAAAATATAAAAAATAGTAAAATAAATGGAAATACGATTGTAATACAAATAAATAAAAATAAATGTGTATATATTGGTGATGCTATATATGAATTTGAAATAGATGATGAAATTGTTAAATATTTTTCACCAATAGATAATTCAGATGTACCATATCCAGTATTAGTTGGAACTAAAAATGTATATTTTATGTTAAATAAGGAATATGTAATATTAGATGAATTTCCAAATGAAATGAGATTAAATGATTTTTCAGAAGCATATGGATTATATTATGTTGGGATACGTACAAAAGTTAAGAATGAAAATGTTGAGGTGTTACCACCATTAAAGAATGTTGCAAAAAAAATGAAACATCTAAAAATTATAAAAAAAAGAATAAATTATTAAAAAATATTTACTTTATTTTTTTTATTTTATTTATTTTATTTCTTGTATGTTCAATTATATCTCTATAATTGAATAAAATTAATTGTATAGTTTCTTTTAATTGAGTTAAATATTCAGGAGTATCTAGAGCTTCAATAAATCGATCAAGGCGTTGAACTGCTTGAATAGATAGTTTACTTTTTAATTCTTCATATTCTGTTATTATAAATTCTTCATTTTTACTAATTATATCTTCAAGTATATCATCTTTACAGGTTAAAATCCATCTTTCACCATCATAAATAAGAATTGTTTTTTTTGATAGATTAGTTATATATATATTATGATTTTCAGGATGATCTTTATTAAAATGTTTTTCTTTTATTAATTCAGGTATTGATTGAAATCCTTTATTTAATATTGATTGTATCATTTCTTGTGTTATATATGATACATTTTCTTTACCAAAACCATTTATTGTTATATTTATATTATTATTACTATTAATATTGTTACTATTTGTAATTGAATTAGTATTATTTATTATTGTTTCTATTATTTCAGGATGGTTTTTAATATGTTTGTTAAAATTTTGTTTAGTAATATATTGTTTATTACATTTTTCACATTTATATATTTCTGTATCATTACATGGTTTTAATTTATTAAGATGATTTTGTAAACAATATAATGATTTAAACATTCTATTACATTTAAAACATTCTATTTTTTCATTACATTTTCTTTTCTTATTTTCATGTCTTATTAAATCTGATTTTAATTTAAATTCTTTATTACATAATTTACAAATATACATATATATATTATTCATATTATATTTTTATCTAAATTATCATAATTATATAAAACTTTATGTAAAAACAGCATAATTATATAAAACTTATATGTAAAAATAGCATAATTATATAAAACTTTATGTAAAAATAGCATAATTATATAAAACTTTATGTAAAAACAGCATAATTATATAGTATTAAATAATAAAAAAGTAATAAGTTTAATATAATATAATATAACTATGTAAAAACAGCATAATTATAGAGAGAAAAAATAAAAATAAAATATTAAAAATAATAATAAAATAATAAAATAATATAAATCTTAGTATATGTGGGATGATAATTATGAGAAATTATTTATAGAAAAAGTAAATTATGCACAACAAAAATATATGTTACATCAAAAAGCAAGAGCTTATTTTTATAAATGGGAATTATTTTTTCAAATACAAATGATTATTTTATCGGCAATTATTGGGACAGGTAATTTTTTAACAGGGTATTTTACAAATGCAAAAACTGTATTAATAGTAATTATGGGTTTTGTTGCATATTATATATCAATTTTAACATCATTATATAAATATTTTAAAATTTCTCAAAATGTAGAATTACATACATCTTCACAAATATATTGGAGAAAATTATTTGATGAAATTAAAAATCAATTAGAGTTAGCAATAGATAATAGAGAAGATGTTAAAATGTTTTATGATTTAATAATATCAGAATATAATAGATTAGAAGAAATTTCTCCAATTGTACCATATTCTATTATAAAAGAATTCATATATGAAACAAGAAAAAGTAATCCAAAATTTACATTTAATAAATATAATAATATTGAAACAAATACATCAAATACATCAAATACATCACCAATAATAAAAAGAGAAGAAGAAATGATAACATTTTCATCGCATAGAGAAAATCCGAATTTACCATTTGGAAATATAAATGATAATCATAGAGAATCTGTATTATCAACAGATACAACAAATAATTCGGATAATACAGTAATAGTACATAATTAAAATAAGAAATAGGGTTTATAATCATCAATAATAAATTCATCAAACATTGTGATGTAACTAGGTACCTCACAATTAATTTTATTTATAACTTGCCATTTATGTTTATCAGGATAATAAACGCAAGTAACAAAAATAGTATCTTGATTATCTAAGAAAAGGGATTTATACCATTTACTATTATTAATAGAATTAACTAAAGCAGTATCAATTTTGATACGTTTTAATAATTTATCATGTTTTTCAACACAATATAGATAATAAACATCAGGTTTGTTGATACGTTTCAATTCAAAAACATAATCTGTATCTTTAAAGTTTTTGTTAGGGATATAAATTTTATGAGAATGTTTTGGGACAGAAAAATCTAATGAAATTTTTTCTACAACATCTAGTTGATCAGATATTTTTATAGGATCTGATTGTTTAATTAATTCTTTATTTTTAGGTAAAATTCCTTTAAATAAAAAATGTAATTTTTTACCAGATAATTCTGGATAAAATGATATACCACTAACTGGATAATTACGCATTAATGGGATTTCATTATAAACAATTTGTTTAATTTTAGTAATATCAAATAATTGATTTACTGTTAATTCAATATTATTAGTTTTGTCACTTTGTATATAATATTTTTGAAGGTATTCACAAATATAATTTAATTTATCAATAATTTTATCTTTAGTTTTGTTAATACCTTCAAAATAAAAAACATCAGTAATAACAAAAGTATTTTTTGATTTACCTTTAATATAAATACCATCAAGAATAGTACCTTTATAGATATCAATATTAAGTTTAATATCAATATTAGTAATTTCAATAGTGCTATAATTTAATTTATTTTGAGAATAACTTAATTTATCACGATTTACAAGATATGAATAATATTTATCATTAATTTTATTAAATATCAAAAGACATCTGGTACCAGAAAAATTTAATGAAATTGTATATGGATTATTTAATAATTGTAATAATCCATCTTTATTAGTTAAAATTTCATAATTAAAATTAGATAAGTTTAAAGAACTATATATGATATTAATTTTTGATTTAATTAAATCATCATGTTTATCAGTAATATTTAATTTCCTCATTTAATATTTACTTATAATATATATTTATATTCTTTTTAAATCATTTTTTATTTATATTATTTACATATTTTACTTGGTTTTGCATTAAAATTTGTATTATTGAAATATTTTAATCTACAAGTATTTATTTCATCATCTTGAATTGGATTATTAACTATATTATCAAATGTATCACCTTCTAATAATCTAATAATAAAATTCATAGAGTATACACCACATTCAGAATTTGCATATTGATGTTGAATTTTATTATATTTAATAGTAACAGGAATTTGTTTAGAAGTAAAGTAGTTTGAAAAAAGAGTAATAAAATTTTTAATTTCTTTAGGAGGATGAATACCAACAGAATCAAAATAATAAATAAGACCTTTATTTAAATCAACAAATAAACTTACCCAATGTGTACCATTATTATAACGTTTATCTAAATTAAAAACGATACCAAAAATAGTTGCTTTTTTATGATTTAATCGTTCAATAAATTTAGGAAAATCACTTAATAATATATCATCATATTTAGCGAAATCAATAGGTAATGGTGGATAAGTACTAAAATTTTTAAATTTATTTTCATATTGAATAAGACAATTATAAATATGTTGATTATTTAACCATTCATTTTTTTTAGTTGGACCATTTGCTCTAAAAGTGTATTGTGTTAATAAACGATGTGCTTTATCTTTTAATTTATTAATAAAAGGTTGAGTTAACCAACAAGATTGATTATTTGGACCACAAATAGAACTTAAACGTTTTTCAAATTCATCTAAAAGATATTTTTGATAATTTGATGAATCTAATAATTCAGTATTTTCATTTAATACAATTTTATCATTATTTACAAGATTATATGCATTTGCCATATCAATAAGTAATTGTATATTAATACAAGTACCATTTTGTTCAATAATTCCAGGAGCACATCTATTATTTAACATATATTATTATAATATATTTATTTTTTATGAGTTGCCCATCCTGATTTTTGAGCAATATTATGTCCACTAAAATTTCCATAACCTAATGGATGATGAGTACGATATTTTGAATAACGAGGTTTTGATCCCCACCATGAACCCCAATATGAAGGATATAAATAATCCCACCAACGATATGGTGTATCATAATAATTTCCATATATAGGTATATTTCTCTCCCATCTTAAACAATCTTTACGAAAATATGGACCATAATCATCACCTGGTATACATTCACCTTGACCAGATTCATTTATACAATAACCACAATTTTGACAAGTACCACACATGCCACGAGACATTTGATTACATTCTTTACAATATTGTCCATCTAGAATAACTAAATTTTCAGCATTTGATTTTGATTTATAATAGAGAATCACACCAACTATAATAATAATTATTATAATAATAAGTATATAATTCATTATATATATTATATAATAAAAAAAACTCATTAATATTATATGAAAAAACAACAACAAATAGATATTAAAATGAATGGAAGATTATTTCCTACTTGGATATTAGCAAATTTTAAAAATTATAAATTAGATAAAATAATAACAGAAGGTGATACATGTAATAATATAGTTGAAAAAAAGAAACAATTGAGAAAATATCAGTTATTCATAAGTAAATTTATGGATTATAATTCAATATATAAAACAATTTTATTATATCATGGTGTTGGATCTGGTAAAACGGCAACAACAATAAATATATATAATATGTTATATAAGTATACACCTGGATGGAATGTGTATATATTATTAAAAGCATCATTAAAAGAATCAACATGGATTGCAGGATTAGAATTATGGTTAGATGAAAATGAAAAACAATTTAGAAAAGATAATATTAAATTCATATCATATGATGCACCAAATGCGGATACACAATTTATAAATACATTACAAAAATCAGATGCAACTAAAAAATCAATATATATAATTGATGAAGCACATAATTTTATAAAAAATGTGTATAGTAATATTACAACACAAAAAGGAAAAAGAGGACAAAAAATATATGATGAAATTATGAAAGATTTAAAATATAATCCAGATACAAGATTAATATTATTATCAGGAACACCGATTATAAATGAACCATTTGAGTTAGCATTATTATTTAATATGTTAAGACCAAATATATTTCCAACATCAGAGAAGGAATTTCAATCAATATTTGTTTCACAAAATATGTTAAATCATGTAACTAAAAATATGTTTCAAAGACGTATTATGGGATTAGTATCTTATTATATAGGAGCAACACCTGATTTATATGCTACACAAAAAATTTATTTTATTGAATCTATAATGTCTAAATATCAAGAAGATATATATAATTATTTTGAAAAAATAGAAGATAATATGCGGAAAAAATCCAATTTTTCATCAGCAGAAAAATATAAAACATATACAAGACAAGCATGTAATTTTGTTTTTCCATATATAAAACAAGGTATGTCAGGAGAGACAAGACCGAGACCAACAGATATGAAATTCAATAAACAATTAGATGAGGGGAAGATAACAACAGATACAGAAAATGTTGATAAATTAGCATATAAAAATTATATGAATAAAGTGGATGAATATATAAATGAATTTGATAATTATTTATTTAACATACAAAAAGAAGATGAAAAGAATGGATATACATTAAAAAATGATATAGAGAAATATAAAACAAAATATGAATATAATTATGAAGAATTTATAAAAGATGATAAAAAATCAAATTTATTTATTGAATTACATAAATGTTCATGTAAAATAATAAATATGATATTTTATATTTTTAAATCAAAAGGACCAGTATTAGTATATTCTAATTTTGTATTATTAGAAGGATTACAAATTATTAAAATTTATCTTAAATATTTTGATTATATTCAATTAAAACATACAGATAATACAAAAGAAAAAAGATATACAGAATTTCATGGAAGTATAGATAAATCAATACGTGATAAAAATTTAGCAAAATTTAATGAAATTAGTAATAAATATGGAGAAATATGTCAAATAATACTTATATCTCCAGCAGGTTCAGAAGGACTTAATTTATATAATGTTAGACAAGTACATTTATTTGAACCATATTGGCATGAAACAAGAATGATACAAATGATTGGTCGTGCTGTAAGGCAATGTTCACATAAATATTTACCATTAAATGAAAGACATGTTGATGTTTATAGATACAAAGCAATTAAAATGAATAAAGAAAATGAAACATATAAAAAAATTATAACAACAGATCAATATATAGAAAATGCATCAAAAGAGAAACATAAATTAACAACATCATTTTTAGATGCAATAAAAGAAGTTGCAATTGATTGTGAATTATTTAAAAATCATAATATGATAACTGAAAATTATAAATGTTTTAAATTTGAAGATGATATATTATTTGATAATCAAATTGGACCAGCATATAAAGAAAATTTATTTGATGATGAATTATATAATAATGGATATAATGATATAAATTCAGTTGTTGAAAAAATAAAAATAATAAAAGTAAATGCTGTTATATTATTAAAAGATGATAAATATAGTGATTCAAATGTATATTATTTAAATCCAGAAACTAATATTATATATGATAAAGATTTATTTTATATAATAGGAAAAATATTAGTAGATACAAATGGTATACCTAAATTCCATAATGATAATTATATAATTAGTCAAATGGTTCCTATTGGAATAATTTCAAATTAAAAAAATGAATTATAAAAGATTTAAATATGTAATAGTATATATAATAATATGTTGGTAATGAAATGTACTTGTGGAACATTATTAGGTGATAAACAATTAATATATGAAAAAGAATTAAAAAAAATAGATAAAAATGATGAATTATATGTTGAAAAAAAGGCTAAAATTATTTTAAATTTATGTGAAAGAGAATGTTGTAGACAACAATTATTAACATACATTAATTTAATTGATATAATAGTATAAAAAATGATAATATATAAGATTATAATGTTAATTTATAGTATAATAAATGGAATCAGATAAAATTGACGAATCAATTACAAATGATGATGAATTAACAGAAATTGAATTAAGACGAGCACGAATATATGAAGAATTATGTAAAATTAAGTCACCACCACAAAGATCACAAGAGTGGTTTAATTTAAGAAATAAACATATAACAGCATCAGATGCAGGATGTGTTATAGGAGTTGATGAACATAATCCACAATATACATTTTTATTTAAAAAAACTGGTAAAAATCCATTTGTACCGAATAATAATTGTTACCATGGTAAGAAATATGAAAATATAGCAAAAATGTTATATGAAAAACAAAATAATGTTAAAGTATCTGAATTTGGATTATTATTTAATAAAACATTAGAGACAATTGCGGCATCACCAGATGGAATAGTATCAAAGTATAAAAATGATAATAAAAGTTTAACAAAACTTGTTGGTAGAATGTTAGAAATCAAATGTCCTGTTAATAGAAATATGATTAAAAATAAATATCCACAACATTATTTAGAACAAGTATATGTACAATTAGAAACATGTGAATTAGATGAATGTGATTTTTTTCAATGTGTAATAACAGAATATACTTGTATTGAAAATTGGTTTAATGATATTGATATAACAAATTGTAAATCAAAAACAAATAATTTAGAAACAGGATGTGTAATTCAATATATACCAATAGATAAATATACAGAAGATATAAATGAATTATATAATGAAATAGTATATGAAGAATCAACATTTAGATATCCACCGAGATTAGATATGTCTGTTATGGATTTAACTAATTGGATTAATAAAACAAAAGATGAGATAGTATATAATGAAAAAAATAATAAATGTTGTTTTGATTGTGTAAAATATTGGCGTGTAAATATGACTGATTGTTTATTAGTTAAAAAAGATCCATTATGGATAGTTAATAAATATCCAATTTATCAAAAAATGTGGAATTATGTATTATATTTGCGAGAAAATGAAGAAGTTAAAGAAACACTTTATAAATATATGCAATGTTTAGAGAAATATAAGATTTTGGGATCAAGTTATAATTATAAAAAGAAAATAAATGATATTATATTTTTGAAATTAGATAAAATAATAAATAATATTAATGAATTAATTATATTAAAAGATGAAATTAAACAAATAATTGATAAACATGGAATTTAATTTTTTTATATAATAATAATATAATGAAGAAAATTATTATATCAGTATTATTAATATTAATATTAGGTTCATTAATGTATTATCAAAATTTAAATATAACATTATTAGCAAATGGATTTATTATAGTATTATTAATGATAATGATTAATAAAAATAAGACTATTGAATTTTTAACTAGTGGGTCTCCAATAAACGCAGAAGCAATTCAAGCAATTGCAAGTTTATATGATTCACAAGGAACAATGACAGTAGATAATTTAAATGTAACTGGAAATTTACAAGTTGATGGGCAAATAACAACACCAGGAGCAACTATTGGAAATTGGCAAATAAGTAAATCATCATTTATAAATACAAATTTTGATGGTGATATTGTTGCAAATCAAGGTAATTATAATTTTAATTATAGTACAGCATCTACACCAGGAACACAAAATGGTATATTAAATTTTGGATCAGTAGGTACTCCATTAAATGTAACAAATGAAAATGGTATGACTGCAAATGCAATCAATACAGGTAATTTAACTATTAATGGACAACTTACAGCCGAAACTGGAAATATTGGTGGATGGGCATTATCATCAACACCAAGTGCTAATGCACAAATTCAAACTGCTAATACATTAACTACACAGAATGGTTATTTAACATTCCCTTCAACTGGTGGTAATATACTTGCTAATGTAAGTGGATCTACACCTGGAAAATTACTAATATCTCATTAATTTTAATTATAATATATTAGCATTAATTTTGGAATAAAAATAGATAATCAAAATAAAAGATGAAAATAAATATTGATAAACATAAAATTTAATTTTTATATAATAATAATATAATGAAGAAAATTATTATTTCAGTATTATTAATGTTAATATTAGGTTCATTAATTTATTATCAAAATGAAAATATAACATTATTATCAACTGGATTTATTATATTATTATTAATAATGATGATTAATAAAAATAAAAATATTGAATTTTTATCTGGTGATGCATCTATAACTACAGAAGCAATTAATGCAATGGCAACATTATACAATTCAGAAGAAGGACAAATGACATTAAATAATTTACATGTAACTGGAAATGTAAATTCTAATCTAATAACAACACCACAAGCGAAAATTGGAAATTGGAATATAAATAAGTCATCATTACAAAATACAAATTATGATGGTGATATTGTTGCAAATCAAGGTAATTACAATTTTAATTATAGTACAGCATCTACACCAGGAGAACAAAATGGTACATTAAATTTTGGATCAATTGGTAACTCAAATGGAAATTCAATTAATTTTTTAAATAATATTACAACACCAACATTAACTACATATAATATGAATGTTTCAAATAGTGTTATAGCTCCAGTTGGAACATCCGTTGGTGGATGGACATTTTCATCATCACAATTTTCTCCAACTAGTAGTAGTTATACATTATCTGCACAAAATGGTTATTTATCATTTAATTCAAATGGTGAAATAGGTGCTGGTGTAGGACCAAACCAACAGAACAATGGATATTTACAATTATATTCATTTATTGAAGGTCCAATTGCCATTCCAGAGCATAATAATTTTTAATGTAACAAATATATTATTAAAAAGATATAAACAATATATAATATTAATATTTATAGATGATTGAAATAGATTATTTAGTTGCATTATATGTAACATTTGGAGTTGTATTGGTTAGTTCCGGAATACAATTTTATACAACTTTAAAAAAATTAGAATATCAAGGAGAATTATTAATTAATAATAGAACCAATACAATTAAACAATTACAAGAATATTTTAAAAATGATGATGATGTAAATAAATTAGTTAATAATTGTATAGTATTAACATTAAATGAAATTAAAAAGAAATATGAAAATATATTAAATATATGGTTTAATAATACATCAATATGTATTTTAAAACAAGAAAATATGTTTATAGAAGAAAATGATGATAATATTGTAATAGATATTAATGTATTATATATGTTTAATTTGATAAATCAATTATGTATATGTAATGAAAATGTACAAATACATCATAATTATTTAACTATTAATAATACAATTATTTCATATTGTAATTATGAAAAAAATGAATGTGTATACACATATGCACATTTTTATGATTATCTTATAAATATGTTTTATGATAATGTAACAGAAAATGAATCAGAAGAATCAGAAGAGTCAGAAGAATTAGAAAAATCAGAAAAATCAGAAGAATCAGAAGAATTAGAAAATAAAGAATTTGATAAACTAGAGGATCAAAAAGAGGATCAAAAAGAGGAACAAAAAGAATTAAAAATAGTTAAAAATGATGGGAGATTTGGTTATTTTTTGAATGATAATGGTATATATATGTTAAATCCAAATAATTCATTAAAAAATAATAATAAAATAATAAATAGTATATATAGTAATAATTTTGAGAATATTTATTTTATTAAAAATTAAATTTTGTTAATTGATATCATATTGAAAAAATTGATATTAAAATATTTTAAAAATATTTTATAAAGATTTTAATATAATAAAATGTTATTTAGATCATTAATAAGAAAGGCACAATGTAGCTATATTATTACAGAAAGGATACCAGATAAATTACGAGAAGAAGTATGGAATTATTATAATAAGAACAAGGGGCAAGTGAATTGTCCAATATGTGAATATAATTTAATACATCCTGGGCATTTTCATTGTGGCCATATAATATCACAAGTAAACAATGGGGAAACGATACTTAATAATTTGAAACCGATATGTGGAAGTTGTAATTTATCAATGGCGACATATAATATGAATATATTTGAAGATTTAATAAAGAATGAAATAACTTTAGATAAATTTTACAAATTACATGATAAAGAATTTTATGGGCAATATCCTAAAGCGTTTAAAGGAAAAGTATGGGTTAATAATAATTCAATTTTAACAGGTAGATGTAAATGTTTAGAATGTGATGATGAATATATAACACAGATGTATTATTATATAAAAAATACAAAAAGTGAAAATTATATAAAAAATTTCATACCAGTATGTGAAAAATGTGAAAAAATGAAAAATTAATTTATTTAGATAATAATATAAAACAGATTAACTAACAATGGAAATATTGAAGCAACTTAATTATTATAGTGTATGTCATGAAGAATTAAATATAGAACAAATACAAGAAGGAATAGATGAGATTAAAAAATATTTAGAATTAAATGAAATTGAACAATTATTAAATAATTTTACTGAAATTAAATTTGATGAAACAAATATTTATAAATATGTAGAATTTGTTGATATGTGGGGATTATATGAATTAAAATATATGTTTTCTAATTATATTGTTGAAAATTTTGTAATACAATGTAAATTTTTAGAACAAATATATAAGTTTGTGTATATACAAGATGCAGTAAGAAATTTATGTAAATATGCCAAAAGTAATATATTAACTGATATGATTTTAATATATATAAATAAATTTGTGTTGATACATGAATTGAATGCTTGTAATAATAAAAAAATAACAGATAATGGAATCAAGAATTTATTTTTAAATATATTAGATGCATCATCTAATAAAAATATAACAGATATTGGAATAAGAAATTTACCTTTACATACATTAGATGCATCAAATAATGAAAATATAACAGATAAAGGAATAAAAAATTTACAATTGCATACATTAAATGCAACATGGAATAATAAAATAACAAACAGAGGAATAAAAAACATGCAATTAAAAAGATTATATGTTATTTGTAATACTCAAATAACAGATGAAGGAATAAGATATATGGAATTAGATATGGTATATAGAGGTAATGATAAATATATAAGAAATAAATATAAAAATATAATAAAACTCATAACAGAATTATAAAAAAGTGAATTATTAATTTATTAAAATAAATCTAAATAAAAAGTAATTAAAATGGCAATACAACATTTATCGAAAGGGTTTAAATTGGATGATTGGACATTAATAGAGAAAAAGATAGATGATTATGGATTAAAAGTAATTAAATGTTTAATATTATTAGGAAATAGTGATAATTATGTATTAGATAATGAACATAATATAATAGGAGATGAATATTATAAGTATATAAGAAAAAAAATAAATACACCAAAAATGAAATTAGTAAATATGGATATAGAAATTCCAATAATAGAGCCAACTAAAAAGGTAGATAAAATAAGATTAGAAAATACATTAAAGAAATTAGATGAACAAATTAATAATATAATAAAATCATTTAATACAGAAGAATTTAATCCAAATACTGCAATATATAATGATATAATAGAATTTAAAGGGATTGGATTAATGTATAGTGGATGGTTTTTATGTAATAATGATATGAATTTTGAAACAATATATAGTATAATAGTGATTATTCAAAAATTCATACATAATACAAAAAATATAAAGGGTATAAATAAATATACACATGATAATAAAGAGTATACAATTTCAGAAATATTAATAAATGACATTAATTATTGGTTAAAAGAATTATTAAAAAAATATGAGTTTAATGGATTTGTAATTTATAAGCATTGTCCGAAATTATTAGTGTATACTGATTATGATATAGCAGTTCCATCATTAGAAATTAGACCAAAACAACATCAAATAAAATTATTATCATTAATTGCAGATAATATGTTAAATGGATTTTTGATTATATATAATGCAATGATTGGGTCAGGTAAAACAACAGCAATAGTAGCAATTGCACAACAGATAATAAAATTAAGAATACATACAAATAATAATGAGTTAAAATTAATATTTGCATGTAATTTAGAATCAGTGAAAATGCAAGGAGCAAACATATGTTATAATGCTAATATACCATTTGCAATAGGAACATTACATAGAGAAACAAAAGAGGTATATATTCAAAAACATTTTAATTGTAAAGGGGAAGATAAGAATATAATAGTAATAATAACGAGTCCATATGTTGCATGTAAATTATTAGCAAATTGTATAGATAATAAACGATATATTTTATATTTAGATGAACCAACAATAGGAGCAGATGATATTAATAGTGATATGTTATATAATAATATTGAATTATTAACATATATGCCAGAAAGAACAATATTATCATCAGCAACATTTCCAAATGTTGAAGAAATAAAAGTAATAACAGATATATTTAAAAAACAATATACAAATGCAAAAATATTATCATCATATTCTGATGAGATACAAATTGGATGTGATGTGAAAACATTTGATAATAATATAATAATACCACATATGAATATAGAAACAAAAAATGAATTAAGAAAAGTTATAAATAAAATAATAACATGTCCATTTTTAGGAAGGATATATACAATTAATATATTAAAAGAATTATATGAAGCAATGAAAAAGAATAATATACCTATTACGAATGTGTATACATATATAGAAAATATAAATAATATGAGTGCAAATAATATTAGAAAATTATCATATGAATATTTAAATATATTAGAAAAAGAATTAGATGATATAATAAAGAATGTATGTAAAATAAATAAAGAAAATAATAATACTATAATAAAATTTGAATTATTAGGTACAAGTCAAAGTTATTTAATGTTAAATCAGACATTAATAACAACATTAAATCCAGTTGATTTTGCATTAACAATGTTTAATGATTTAATAAAAGATATATATGATACTAAAATTAGTATTAATAATGAAATAATACAATTAAAAAATTTAAAAAATATTATTAATAGATATGAAATTGAGAAGAGTATATTTGAAAAGAAACAAAATATACAGGAAATAACAGATGCAACAAAGAAACATCATGGTGTTAAAAAGAATACAATAGAAAATGGGAATATAAAACATAGTAAAAAAGAACAAAAAATGAATGATTTTGAACATAAAGAATCAGCGAAAAGACCTATATTAATATTTCCAGAATTTGGACAGATTAATACTAAACAACATCTTAATAGATATGCAAAAGATAAAATATATAATAGTAATTTTATTAGAATACCATTAAATTTAGAAGAATTAATAGATTTAGAGTTAAATGTTAGTGATACACTAATAACATTATTATTATGTGGAGTTGGAATATATTCATTAGAACATAAAGGATTAAGTATGGAATATAATCATTTAGTATTAAATTTAGCATCACAAGGGAAATTAGCATATTTGATATCAGATAATTCAATTTGTTATGGGACGAATTATCCGATTAATAGAGTAATAATAACAGATGATTATGTTGAGAAACATAGTGTAAATACATTATATCAATTGATGGGACGAGCAGGAAGAGTAGGAAAATCATGGACTGCTGAAATATATATCAGTAATTTAACAGGATTAAAAATTATTGATATAAATCAAATAAATATAGAAGCTATAAATATTAATGAAAAATTTATAGAATTATACAATAAAAAACAATTAACAATAAATAGAACAATTAATAATATATTAGCACAATATGGGGAAAAAGAAATAGAACAAGAAACAAAACAAGATATAACATTTAAGAATAATAAAATAAAACCAGTAGAGAAAAAAATACAATGGAAACGTAAAAAATAAAAAAATGAAATAATTAATTTATATAATATAATAGATATAAAATATATATGTCTATTGGATATTTCTATGGAGGATGTTTAACTGGAAATTGTGTTAAAATATTTAATACAAGTGATATAAATCCGAATGAGGTATATAATCAAGAGCAGATGAATTATGGTAAGTATTTACGATGTATATATATAAATCATAAACAACATAGTAAAATTTGTAATGATATTAGAACATATTTTCATAAGTATCATAATATTGATAATCTATATGATATATGTGAAAAAACAATAAATTCATATTTTGTAAATATATTAAAAATTAAAGAATTTAAAAAACTTAATAATGATGATGTACTAAATAATAATGAAATAAAACAAGAAGAAACTGAAGAAGATGAAGATGAAGATGATGAAGAAGAAGATGAAGAAGATGAAGAAGATGAAGAAAATGAATAAATTAGTTAAAGAATATATTATATATATAATATAATGGAATCAATTGAAATATCAGTATTATTATTATTATATGAACAATATAAATATATAATCAAACATATAAATAATTTGGATATAAATGGAATAGATAAAAAGAGATATATAAATGAAATGAATAATATATATAATAAAAATAAAAAATATATTAGAGAATATATAGAAAATAATAAAGATAGAGAAAATATAAAAGAGAATTTACTTATAATAATTAGTACACATTTTATATGGAATATATCTAATATGTGTAAAAATATGTATATATTTGATTTATCAAAAGATACATTACAATATGTTGAAGAATTGAATACTAAACGAATAAATGTATTTTATGATAATGAATATAATAATATGTAAGCATATTTATTAAATATTTCTGAGGTTGGTTGAATAATATGATCATTACATAAGAACCATATATTATTTTTTTTAATACATATAACATAATGACCAGAATTCATATTACCAATATGATAAATAATACCATATAATGTATATTTAGTATGTTGATTAATATAAGTATTTGTATGAATATAAGAAGATAAATCTAAAATTTCTGGGAAAGAAATAAATGTATTATTTTTAACAATATTATCATTAATAGTAGAGAAACGTAAAAATTGGAATATTAATATTTGAGGTGTAGTAAATAAAAAAGAAGAACGAGAACAATTTTGTTTAGATGAACATTTGCTGCAATCATAATTAGTTAATAATTCGTTAGAAATAGCATTTAAAGAGTCAAAAATAGAATTTGAAATAATAGGTAATTTAATAATAGTATCAAATTCAAAATTATGGGATATAAAATTACAATTAGAACATTTATAATTAATTAAAGTAGTATATAAAAAGAGATTTATGATATGAGATTTATAATTTAAATGATAAAATTGTTGTAATGTTTTTAAATAAATAATAAGAAGTTGTTTATTAATATCATTAGGTAATTCATTTAGTATAGAGGTATTAATAGACAATTTACTAGATGATTTTAGTTCTGAATGTAAATTTTGGAGAAGTATAATTAGAAATTCTGAACAATCATGTTGGTAACCTATATGTAAATTAGTAGAAATGAGTGAATTAATAAATACTAATGGATTATTATTTTTTTCATGATATAATTGTTTTAAATTATATGATATTGAATTTGGTAGAATTTTTTTTTTATATTTATGAGAAAATAATAGATTTATAAATTGTGGAGTATTAAATAGAAATTGTAATATTACATTAATAAAACAAGTATTACCTAAATTTTGTAGACCAAAAAGTGTTTTATATTTTTCACTTTCTAAAATTTTACTCATTTTTATATATAATGAATACTAATATAATAAATCAATTTAAATTACTTGAAAAACAAATAATGTTTGAAATAGATATTTCACCTAAAAAAGAAAAATTAAAAAATATGTTTAGATTAGAAGCAACAAGACAAGTTATAAATCAGTTAAATAAAATAAATTTTAAAATAACAAATAGTGAACAAGTAAAGGATATACAAAAAATAGGGAAAAAAACATTAAAAAGAATAGATGAAATATTAGAAACAGGAAAATTAAAAGAGATTAAAATTAGTGACAAACAATTAGAATATATTAAATTATTTGAGAAATTAGAGGATATATATGGAATTGGGAAAAGTAAAGCATATGAATTATTTACAAAATATAATATAAAATCAATAGATGATTTAAAGAAACTCAAATTATCACGAAATATAATGAAAGGATTAGAATATTTTGATAAAATAAAACAAAACATACCAAGAAATGAAATAACAGAATTGATACATTATATGAATAATGTATTACATATGATTGATAGGAAATTAATTGGATTAGCATGTGGATCATATAGAAGAGAAAAAGCAGAATCAAATGATGTTGATTTTATAGTAACACATCCTGATATAGAATCATTAGAAAACCAGAATTATATAGAATTAATAGTGACACAGATGAAGAAGGATAATATAATAATTGATTCATTTACAAGAGATGATGTCAAGACTAAATATATGGGAATATATAAATGGAATGATATATTACATCGTATAGATATAAGATTTGTGCCATATAAATCATGGTATTCTGCAATATTATATTTTACAGGATCAAAAGAATTAAATAAAAAGATGAGAATGATAGCAAAAAGTATGGGTTATATATTGAATGAATATGGATTATTTAATAAAAAGAAAATGATTGAAATAAAATCAGAAAAAGATATATTTACAATATTAAATATGGAATATATAGATGTAAAAAATCGTTAATAAACATAACCTGTATTTTCAATAGAATGATCACTATAAAATAAATTAGATGAATAAGTAGGTTGATCAGAATCATCATCATTATTCATTAATAAAGTTGGTAATGAGTGTGTTGTTGTTCCATTCATATTTAAAGTTGTTAATTTTCCACCATCATTTTTATCACTATCATCTTCTAACTCAATATCAAATTCATCATCATCATCATTAATTTTATTAGTATCAGAATTAATATCTGAGAAATCATAAAGAGGTTTTTCTGTTTGTTCATTATTTTCTGAAAATATATTATTATCAGAATCTTTATTTTCAGAATCTTTATTTTCCATTTTTTTGGATGTTTTAATTTTTTTCGGTTTTCCACCTTGTTGTAAATGTTGTTTACCATTTTTAATATATTTATCAATTAATTCATCATTCCAACGTTGACGTGTTGGAATTAAATTATCAGGTATATTATTACCACCAAACATATATAATGAACGAGAAGGTTTAACTTGAGGTGTATATTGTGGTTGCATTTGATTCATTTGAGGTTGCATTTGATTCATTTGTTGCATCTGTTGCATTTGTTGCATTTGTTGCATTTGTTGCATTTGTGCTTGTAATAATGAATTTTGAACTGGTGCAGTTGGTACTGGAGTGACTGGAGCAGGTGCTGGAACTGGTGCAGTTGGTGCTGAAGTGACTGGAGCTGGAGTTATAGGTTTATCTTGAGTATTTCCCATTTATATAGTTAAATAAGAAAAAAAAATAGTTATATTAAAGTTATATTTTTATACCACAATATTCGATGGTTCCATTGAGTTCTAAATCAGAATATAAATTAAGTTGTTTAGCAATTGAAATTAAAAATGTAAATACAGTTTTAAATTGTGTTCCATGATTATCATAAACAGGACAAGCAACATGAGCCAATTCATGAAGAACAACATACATAATTAAATTCATTTGATGAATACTATTATCATGTAATTCTTTAGAGCGCAAACAGAAGACTAAATTTTGTTTGTTAATACTATAACTGGTTGTAGAAGAATTAGTACTATTTTCACGAATTGTAATATATTTATAATTATCAAGTAAATAATTAATATATTTAGTATATTTAGGATATTTAGTTTTATTAGTATATAAATAATTAACAATTACTTGAATATTTAATTTAATTGTAGCTAACATATTTGCAGCTAATTGTTTATCTGGAAGATCTCTAACTTTATACAATTCACCATCAATAGTAGATTGCATTAATGTCATATTTTCAGTAGTTGAAATATAAATAAAACCTACTAAAAAAATAATACATAAAATAAATAGAATTGTAGTATTATCATTATTAAACATATATAATAAAAAAATAAAATAATTATTATATTATATTATATGAATAATCCATTTAAAGTAATTTATAAACATAAAAATAATAAGAAAAAAATAATATATTTTGTATATATTTATATTGGAGATTCAGTTAATATACAAATTATGAATATATTAAATAAAATAAAAAAATTATCATTATTAGAAACATTACAACAATTACATATTGATGAATTTAATCAACTTGTAAAAAAATATACAGAAAATTGGTATACATATTTTTTTAATATATATCATATACAAAATACATTAATAAATATACGAGGAAATGAACAAACAAAATTAATGTTAATAGAAAAATATGGTGATAAGTGGTATAATAAACAAATTGGTATACCAATTTCAGAAAAGAAACATATAATATATAGTTATGAAAAACATATATCTAATTTATTAAAAAATAAATTAGTGAATATAGTGGATGATGATATATATGAAAATGTAAATACAGAGTATTTTGTAAATAAAATAGTTGATTCATCAATATTTACAATTAAAGGAGGAGATAATATAAATGATGATAATATATTTATAGATAATATACAAAATAAAGAAGATGATGAAGAAGAAATTGAAGAAATTAAATATGAAGAAAATGAAGAAATTGAAGATGATGGTGATATAAATAAATATATAAATACATTAAATGAAGAAGCAGATGAAAAAATAAAAGAGAATACACAAGAATTAAAAAAAGTATTAGATGATGATAAATTATTTTATGAAAAAAGACAATTAATTGAATTCAATGAAGAATATGATAATAATATATATGATGATGATATAAAAAATGTATATAATAAGCAATATATAACATCATTATATATATATGAAGATGATACAATATTAACAATTAAAAATAAGATATGTTGTAGTATAAGAATGCATAGTAAATTTGGTAAAAATATATATTTATTACCATCTAAACAATATTTGTGGGGAGAATATTTATTAAATGATAAAATACATAAGATAATGATAGGATATAAATGGTTAAGGAGTAATGAGATATTAAATATAGATGTTGAACCGAGTACAAATTTTAATATATACGAACAATTAAGTGGAAATTTAAAATTATTAAGAGATAATATGAAAAAATATAATAGTAAAATAAAATATGAAGATGACAATGGATTATTATTAAATGATTATGAGGGATATATAATGAATAATGAGATATATATGATTACAATATATGATGAAATAGGATTAAATTATAAGAAAACAGATGAAATATTAAAGAATTTGAAAGATATATATTTAAAAATATATTTTCCCAAATTGTCGATAGACAATTTCAAACAATTATTAACAAAAGAGGATGAGTATAAATCAGTTGAAATATATAATACATTAAGTAATGATTTAATAGCAGAAAATGAAATAATGACAATAATAGAGAATATAGATAGTAATGAATATAAAAATATGTTTGATGAAAATCATATAACAAATGTAGTAATACATATAAATTTAAGTATAGTAGATGATAAAAAAATTAATATGTATCGTATATTTAATAATTTTGAATTAAATAATATGTATCCATTTATACAATATAAAACAAAAGATGGAAATATTACACATAAATTAGATTCAAAAGAGATAATAGAATATATGAATGAGGTTAATAAAATAGATATATTAGCTAGATGGTATGAGAGTGCATTATCAGGGATAACAATAAAAGTAAAAATGAAGGATGAGAAAACGGGGACAAGATTTATGTCAATAAATATAAATGAGAGAGGAAGATTAGAATATAAAATAATATGGAAAGAAATATCATTAATAAACATAGATAATATTAAAGACACACATGAATATGTGAGGGAAATATTACGAAAAATAAATAAAGAGAATAATAGATTTCAATTTATAATACCAGATGATGAACAATATAATTATGCATTTATAAATTCGATACAAAAAATAAATTTAGATACACCAATTAATTTTAATGATTTATCATATTTTGCAAGATTATTTTATCCATATTTATCATTAGTTATTGATCCTAGAAAGAGACAATCAATAAAATCAGTAACATCCGAATTAAGTAAATCTGGAACATATTTAAGATTTAAAAGAATTGCAAATTATGATTTAAAAATATCAATAGAATATAGAATATTATATTATATAAGAAATTATGAATTTACAACAAAAGAGATAATAGATGTACTTGTGAAACAATTTAATATAACAGAAGAGAGAGCTAATCAAGAATATAATAATGTAAAAACAAAATATTCATATATAAAAAAAATAAAAAAAAATTTAAAACATATTGAAAAAATGCCTAAATTTAAATATCAAGGAGTTGATATTAATATACAAGGAAAATCAATAGATAAATATAAATTAAGAATATCTGGTGCTAAAAATAAATATCAATTATATAGAATTTTAAGAATAGTAAATATATTAATATATTTATATTATGAAACATATATTAAGAAAAAAAAAGAAAGATTAATATTAAAAAAGAAATTAGAAGGATTAGAACATATAGCAAAATTAAGACATAAAGTTGATGAATTTGTAATACAAGAGAAAGAACAATTAGAGGTAAAAAAAATGGTAGAATTAGATAAATTTAGATTAGGAAATGAAAAACAAATATATTCACGATTATGTCAAAATAGTGGTGATAAGATACAAAGAAGACCAATATTTGCTAATAATAATAATATTGAAAAAATAATTAAATTAAATTATCATTATAATAAGAAATTGGGAGTATTTGAGAAGAAATTAAAGAACAATATTGTATTAAAAACAATTGGATTAGATGAATATGATGAAAATGGGAATTTAACAGGAAATGAAATTCATTATGCATGTGATCCATCTATAAATGGAGAACATATATATGTTGGATTTTTAGCAAATACAAAATGTGTACCATGTTGTTTTAAAAAAGATCCGATGGAAACAAGAGATAAACAAAGATTAGAATATTTTAAACAATGTAAACAAAAGAAAACATTAGAGGATAAGATAAATGTAAAACAAACAGGAGATATATTATATATATTACAAGATACATTAAATTTGAATATAGATAGATTAGGATATTTACCGAAATATGTTGATATGTATTTAAATACATTTTTTGATAGGAAAATGATATTAAAGAATCATTATTTAATAGAAACCAAAAATAATTATTTTTTAAAATTAGGATGTGAACAACAAATGCCATTTTTGAATACAATAGGAAAAATATTTGATTTAACAATTGATCAAATAAAAGAAAAAATAATTAAAGCAATTGAAGAAGATAAAAATGATAAAATATTTACATATTTAAATAATGGTAATATAAAAACACAATTTCAAACAAAAGATGGATATATAACATATATTAAGAATGATATAGAATTAATATATGAGTTAATATATGATGTATTAACATTACCAAATATATTAAGTAAAAATGGAATAAATATATATATATTTGAATTAAAAGAATCGGTAACAACAGATGATTATATAATAAAAATAACAGATAGAAATGAAGAATATGATAATATATTAATTATAAAAAATGATACATATTATTTTCCAATAGTTATGATAGATAAAAAAGATGATATAAATATTACAAAAATATATAAGATAATAAATGATATAATAATTAAATTAAATGAATTATATGATACAACAAATATTAATATAGAAGTAATACATACTAATAAATTAACAGCAAAAGAATTATATAATAAAATAAAAAATAAATATAAAATTAAAGCACAATATGTTGATATATATAATAAATGTACATATTTGATAATAAATGATATATTAATACCGGTTAAACCATCAGGATGTATATATAATATACATATAATTAATACAATAGATAAATATATAGATTCATTTGATAATACATTAAAAAAATTAAAAGAGATTGAGTTTATAAAACCAATAGGAGTATATTATGATACAAAAGAAAAAGATACATTAATAATAAATTCAATTATAACAGATAATGATGAATTAATACCAATTACAAAACAAGAGATATCAATAAAATTTTTGGATGATAATAATTATATATATAAAAGTAATCCACTATATGATAAATTAAATAAAGATATTATGAATAAAACATCAATAAATGATATACGAGCAGATATAATAAGTAGAACAAAATATAATATTGAACATTATGAATTATTTAGATTAGAATTTAGTGATTATTTAAATGAAAATACAAATATAAAACAAAAAATAAAAAATATATTAAATAAACAAATAACAAATGATGAAAAAATAAATAAGATAAAATTGATAATATATAAATTAATGGATGATAAGATATTAACTAATATATATATAAATTATGTAAACACATTAAAAGATGAAGATGAAATTAAAACAGAAGGAGGAAGTAGAACTAAATTTGTATTTTTATCACAGAAACCACCAAATATAAAAAATTATACAATTAATAATGATAGAGTACAATGTAAAATAAATACAGATAAAACAAAATGTAATATGAATCAACATTGTCATTGGACACATTCTGGATGTTTTTTTTCAATTAACAGATATCAAATAATTGAATTTATAAATCGTATAAGTGAAGAATTAGTATTATTTGAATTAAAATCTAATGAAATATTACAAAATGAAGATTATTATGTATCAGATATAATAGATCAAACACGATATACACCTCGTGAAAATCAAATTATTATAAAAAATTCAAATGAAAATATAGAAAATATATTACAAGAAACATTTGGATCTAAATATGTGAAAAAGAATGTGAATATAAATTATGATGATATAAATTCAGATAATCCAATGATAATACATGATGAATATAATATACAGAATGTATTTAATACAAATATGATATGTCGTGCATATATAAATGGATATTATTATTTAAAATATAATGAGAATTTAGGATATTATTCAGAATTACAGAGTAAATTAGCAACATTTTTGAAAGGGCAAATAATAGATTGGGTTGTGAAATATAAAGATAAATTAATTACAAAAATTACAAATATAGATGATTTTATTGTTGATATATCAAAAGATGTATTTGTTATTGTATATGATATATTATATATAATAACAGAATTAATACATATACCAATAATTATATATAATGAAAAAATGGATATAATAAAATCATATAATATAAATAATGAAACACCAATAAATTTACAGATAATATCAAATAATATCAATGTTATATATACAAAAAAATGACAGATTAAATATTTTGGAATATATCAAGAATAGAATAGTGCTCTGTTAGCTCAGTTGGTTAGAGCGCTGGTCTTATAAGCCAGAGGTCGTGGGTCCGAGTCCCACACAGAGCAATCTTTAGTATAGTTCTTTATAAATTTTTTTATTATTTTTATCTATTATATATTTTATAATAAATAATGCATTAATCCGACAGAAATAACACCAACGAGTAATCCAAATAATAAAATAGTTATAAAATTAGGAGTAGTATCAGATATAAAATAAAATAAATTTTTTTTTATGAATGATTGAATAAATGGTAATGATAAAACAGTATAAACAATAACAATTATTAATGTTTCTTTTCCTAAATCAGTCCATGAAGTTGGAGTAGTCAAATGTTCAATTTCAAATTCTTCACTTTCTTCTTCATCAGTTGATTTGTTTTCATTAATTTCATCTATTAATTTACTTATTTGTTGTGAATGTTTTCTAGGAGGATCATCTTGCATGTATTGGTCATTTTGAAATTGAACATGTTGAGGAATATTTTGATGAGTTTGAACAGATGGAAATTGATTTTTAATATCCATAATAGACGTACCACCACCTTTATTATCATTGTCATCATCATCATCTGTCTTATTAAAAGCATTATCATTAATAGGTGCCATTTTTTTTGATGGTGGTATTGAACCAATATCAATCTGTTTGTATGTTGTCATTATATATTATGTAAATAATAATTATATTTATTTACAAACTTATATGAAATAAGAATTAGAATAGAAACTAATGATAATATGAAAAAATATATGTAAGCATATAATATATGTATTTGACATATGGAACATGTAATGATGGATATCATTTATCAAATGAAGATAATTATGTAATATATATGAATATTATTAATAATTTAAATATATATATAAATGCTGAAATTTTAGAACATATAAAAACAGAAAAAATAAATACAGAATTTTTAGATAAACATATATATAGATGGAAAACAAATCATAAAGAATTATATATAGTATCAATTGTATATACAAATGATGATAAAAGTGCATTTAATAAAAGAATACATTCATTTACACTTAAAATAAATTAGTTTATTTCATAAAAAACATTATAAAAATTTTTATTTTTTCTAGTAGGATTAGAATTTTCTAAATCTAAAAATTTATTAAAAATATTTTTAGTTAATGGTAATGGAGTATCAAGATTTGTAGTTGAATTATTAATCATAAATGTTACAAAAAAATCACCACGGACATCCTTTCGTAAAAAACGAGACATAATAGGATTATAATGTGGATCAAATGCTTTATACCAACAATTAAATATACCGAAAGTAGTTTTAATTTGTGCTAACATATAATCAACTTTATGTTCAGTAATATGTTTATTTAATTCAATATGTAGAAAACTAGTATCATTTACATTCATTTTAGAATCATTTTCATCTAAAGAATTTGTAATTTGTTCAGAAACTTTTTCAATAATTTTATCATCATTATAAATATTTACAGGATCAAAATATTTAATTTCTTTTAATTCAGAATTTTCAAAATAATGGATAGAACCAATATTATTATCTAAATATTCATGATCATAATCAAAATCTAGAATATCAGTATCATATTTAACAAGAATTCCTTTAGAAATATTTTTAGAAATTAAAATATCACATAAATATTCATATTTCATATTTTGAAAAATATAAGAATTAGATGAAAGATCTGATAATAAATAAGTATCATCTGGATTAATATTACGTTTAATAAATAAAATTTTATCAAGTGTATGTTTTTCAAATGATTCAAAATCATCTTTTTCAACAATGGATGTAATTAAATATTTTTCATCATACCAACAAGTTTTTTCAATTAAAGATTTAGATGTATCAAAATTATTTTTAATAATATCAACTAAATCAGATGTATTTTTAATTTTAAAATAAGTTACTTTATCTTTTAAAAATTCATCAATAATTTGTTTAATATTTTGTTTTAAATTTAAATATAAATTAAATGTGAAATTTTGAACAAAAATGATTTGTGAAACCATATAAATTTATAATTAAATAAAATATATATATTTTTACTCATAATTATATAATGAATTACGTTTATTTAATAATTGGAATAATAATAGTTATGATAATCATAATTTATAGATATAAAAAAGTAGAACAGATGGGATATTTCATGACACCAAATCCACATATAATTGCAAAACAAGATCCATTAATAAATTATTATGTAGATCATGAAATATATTCACCAAGAGAATATGATTATAGTACATTACTTAATCCATTAGTTCCACCTTTACAAAGAAATGATTACATACAAGGAGTAATTGGATATCCAACAAGAGGATATGTATTACCATTTAAAAAAATGGGAATATTAATAAGTGAAAATACACATAATGATGATAAATATAAATTTTTAATATTGATGGGAAGACAAACATATTTGGGATCAAATTATTATGAATATTATGCAGTAAGTAGTGATAATTCAGTATTAAAATTTGAATTAAACATACATAAAGAATTAGATAGTGGAGATATAATTTCAATATCCGAATTAAATAAAAAATATAGTGTAAAAATGGATAAAATGATGGATATAAATTATTATCCATATATATAATATTTAAAAATCTAATATGAATAAATAATAAGAAATATAAGTATCAGTAGGTGCATTATCAGTGAGTAAAGAAAAATTGTGATTTTTTTCAGTATATTTTTCATCTAATGGAATAGTTAATGTATAAATAAAAGGTATTTTTGAAATATAAGATGCATATGCTAAATGAATATCTAATTGATATTGATATTGTAATTGTAAACTAGATTCAATAAATTCATTTTTAACATCAATACTATCAGTATATTCATCTTTATCTAAAGATGTACAATAATTCCAAATATTACGCATGATACTTGTTGATTTCTTTTTAAACATATAAATAGCCCAAGACCATTTAAATATTTTATTAGATGAATTATAAATACCGATTATTTCGTATCTAGATGTATAAATTAGTTCATTATTTTCATTATAGAATAATATTTTATTTTTATCAGTATGAGAATCAACTGATACAAATTTATATGATTTTATTTGATTAGTTATAGATTTATATTTTTCAGTATTAGAATCAAAATTATCTAAAATATTATTTAATAAAGAATTCATTATATTAATTTAATAGATTTTTAATTGATAATGTTTTATTTGGTTTTGCGAATTCACGAGGTTTTTCAATATCACATTCGTGTTTATGACAAATATAAACTTTAGGAAAACTTCCAGTAGGATTTTTTATAGAATAATCATCCATATATTATATATTATGAAATAATTGTTCGTTTACAAATTATACATTGAATAATAGTTGAAATTGCTTCATCTGCACATCTCATTTGTAATAATGTAACAACTGCTTTACGAGCACCACATTTACATAAATAACGATCAGTAGTAGTAATATTATTTTTAATTTTATTACGATATGTTTGTTTATTTAATTCAAATTTCCATTTTTCTGGATTTAATTTATCAGGTGATAAAAATGCAATAGAGAATGGATTAATGTCACAATTTAATATTAATTTTAATAATGAGGTATTATTAGTTTCATTTAAATTATAACATATTTCATTAAATTTTGCAATATAAATATTTTTGATAAATTTAATATTTATTTTTTCATTATATATATAACTAAGTGAAAATTGATAAATACCATCTTCAATAAAATATGAATCAACATATGGTACTCCAAATTCTTGTAATTTAGTTATATATTCTGATGAATCAATCAAACGTTCATCATATATTTTTTTGTAATATGGATTATCTAGTGAAAGCATTAGTATTAATAATATATAATTATAAGTTTAAATAATTTTATAATCAATTTTTGATATAAGAATAAATATGATAATAATATATATGACATTATATAATACTGATGATATTAGATTATTAGGAGATAAATTACCACAAATATTAGAGAATATTGAGAAACAAAAAGGATTATTATTAACACCGACAATATATGAACAAATTGAAGTACATAAAGTTATAATGAGTTATATAAAACAAAATAAAAACAAAATATATGGAGGATTTGCTATAAATATGTTAATTAAAGAGAAAAATCCAAAAGATAAATTTTATCCACAATTTCCATTAGAAGAAAATACTAAAGATGTGCCATTAAAAATTCCAGATATAGATATATATTCAGCAAAACCAATTGAAGATTTAAAAAATATATGTAATTTATTATTTGAAAAAGGATTTGCGAGAGTGAATGGAAAAGAAGCATTACATTCAGGTTCATATAAAATATTTGTTGATTTCAAAGATTATTGTGATATAACATATATACCAAATGAAATATATAATCGGATACCAATGATAGAAATAGATGGTTATCGTGTATGTTCGCCACAATGGATAATGATAGATTATATGAGAATGTTTTCAGATCCATTATTAAGTTATTTTAGATTTGATGATGATTTGAAAGCATTTAGAAGATTTCAATTATTATTAAAACATTATCCATTTCCTATATTAAAAAATACAATTAAATTAGAGAATGCAACAAAAGAAACACAAAAAGGATTAGATATTATACATAAATTTTTATTAAATAGAAAAACAACATTAGTAATTGGTTATTATGCATTTAATTGTTTTTTATATGAGAGTCAACTTGTTGAAGATAATAAAAATACAACAATTAAATATTTACCAATACCATGTTTTGAATTTATAACAATTAATTATAAAAAAGATGTATTAGAATTATTAGATTTATTAAAAGAATTAAATGTTGAATATAAAGAATATTATGCATTTATTGATTATGTTGGTAAAAATGTAAAAATATCTATTAATAATACAATAATAGCAATTATATATACACATAATGAAAGATGTTTACCATATAAGGAATATCAGGCATTTGATTTTGATGGAAATATAATAGAAAAGAAAACTATATTAATAGGATCATTTCAGATAACATTATTATATGCATTAATTATGTATATGTATGCTAGAACATATGGAACAGAAGAGCAAAAAACGAGAACATATAGTGAGAAATCAACAGAAATGTTATATAAATTAATGGTATCGCAATTAATACAAATAAGGGAGTATTTTTTTACAACATTTGATAAGACATTTATGGATAATACATTATTTGAAGAATTTACAGATCAATGTACTGGATCAACTATATCAGCAGATAGACAAAATAGATTAAGAATTGAATTAAAGAAGAAACAAAATAAGATGTATATGTATAATTATGATCCAGAAAAAGACAAAGATAAAGAAAGTAAACATTATATATTTCCAAAAATAAATGGAAAATTAATAAATAATCCTAAAAATTTACTATTAACAAATGCAGAAGTAGAAGAAGATGAAGAAGATGAATAAAAAATTGATATTATAAATATATTAAATAATAAATAAAATTTATAGTAACTAACAGAAACAATCAATTCAATTCAATTTACAATGGCAGAAATTGGACGAATATCACATTTAACCAAACTTATTGAAATGTATACTAAAAAGAATACAGATGAATCTAAATTAAAAATAGAAGAATTAAAAAAGCAAATTGAAAAAATTAAAAAAACAATGGAACAAAAAGAACCTGAAAATTCATTTGTTAATATAGTTAAAAGAAATTTAAAACCAATTGAACCAAAAAAACAATCAATACCAATAAATATACGAAAATTAAGTACATTAAGAGATATTGATGAAAGACAAATATCAACACCAAATGAAAGTATAGAAGAACAAGAAGAATTTGATGATGATTCAAGTAATGACAATAGAGAATATGATGATAATGAATAACAAAAAAATGATATTTTAAATATATTGATTTATTAAGAATAATAATAAGTAACTATTTATTAAAACTTATCAACCTTATTTTTGTCACAATGACTACATCAATCAACATTACAGCAGAGGAGATTGGTAAATTGGTACTTAACAAATTTTCTAAAAACACAAAAGAAATTAAAGAATGTAAGTATTTTAATACACCAAAAGGATGTAATAACATTAAATGTCAATTTAGACATATTAAAAATGATATACTAATTAAAAATGATACACCAATAATTAAATATAAGACTAAGATGTGTACTATACAAAATTGTAAATATGGTTCAAAATGTATTTATGCACATTCTAGAGAAGAATTGGCAGAAGATACTGAATCAAAAATAGTTCATGATATAACTAAGAATTCATTATATAAAACTCGTATGTGTGAGAATGGTTCTAATTGTAAATATGGTGATAAATGTATGTTTGCACATACAGAAGAAGAATTACGCGTAACTCACCATAATGAACCAAAAATAGTACATGATATAACTAAGAATCCATTATATAAAACTAGTATGTGTAAGAATGGATTTAAATGTACATATGGTGAAAAATGTATGTTTGCACATACAAAAGAAGACTTACGAGTAATTCAACATAATGATAATGAATCAAAAATAGTTAATGATATAACTAAAAATCCATTATACAAAACTCGTATGTGTGAGAATGGATCTAAATGTACATATGGTGAACGCTGTATGTTTGCACATACACCAGAAGAATTGAGAACAACTCAAACTAAAAAAATTTGTAAGTATTTTAATACATCACGAGGATGTACTAAAACAGATTGTGAATTTGAACATATTAAAAATGAAAATGCTTCAGAAGAAGAAAAAAATGATTTAATAAACAAAGAAATTGATATTTTATATAATAATATTTTAGAAAAATGTACATATATTAAACAGAAGACATTTAAAAATCCTGAGATAACATTATTTAGACCAGCTGTAATGAAGTCAGAAAATGTAATTATTTCATGGAGATATGCATTATATGGAACAAATATAGAGACATCATTATATGATATTAATGATAAAGAAACATATATTGATATACTAAAAGAAATTAAAAGTAATTGTACATTTTATGAATTACAATTAAAAATATATGAAGAAACAAATTGTATTTTACGTGATATAACTAATGTAGATGAACATATGGCAACACCCAAATATAAAGGTGGAATAACATTAAGTATTGCACATATACAAAAAGAAAAATTAATGATTATATGTTATGATTTAAATGATTATGGAATAGAATTTATTGGACAAAAACTAAGAGAAAAGCTTTCTGGAATTGAAGAGGATGTAACAAATGATGAAGAACCAGAATCAGAACTAGAAATTAAAGATGAATAAGAAATTTTAATTTATGTGAATCAATAAAATTAATTAAATTATTATCATCTAATTTATTAGACATACATAATTTAACAATTAATTGTTGTAAATTAGAAGTTATTTTGGTGGGTAATTGATTTAGAATTTTATTATTAGAAATACTAATAGAATTTGTTTTAGATATATTATCAATAAATAAATAAATTGTATTTTTAAGAAAACAATGAGTTTTTTCAGATGTATAACTTGTTTTATTATTATAATTAGATTCAGTAAAACCGAAATATAAACCCAATTTACTATTAGAAAAATCTAAAGAAAATAAAGAATTACTTTCGAATATTATTTTATTATTTGATTCTTTTATTATTATATTAAAATCATTCAAATGTAAACCATCATTTATTAAATTAATAATTTCTGTTAAAGTATAAGATATATTATCTAATTCAATGTCATTATTATTAATTTTAAAGTTATTACAATCTTCATTAGCAGTAAATACAAAAGGAAAATTACAATCTAATAATTCAAGTTTAGTAAAATTTTGTATATTAAATTTAGTTAAATCAATTATATAATTATTTGAAAATTCTGGAGTAGTATAATCATTTGAATCAATTTCAATTATTAATTCATCTTTAAATGTTATTTTTTTTTTAGGCACAATTTTATAAGGATCAATAATTTGTATATTATTTTCAATTGATGGGGGAATAGTAGGTAAATTTTTTATTTTATGTATTAATTGTTGTAAATCAATAGTATTTGAAGGTTGTTCAGTTTTTAATTTATTTAAAGTAAGAATTTCATTTTGCATTTGATTCATTTGTTGTTTCATTTGAGTAATTTGTAATTGATATTGTTTAATTAATTGTTGCATCATAAGAATATCATTATTTTGTTCTAAATTATTTTGTTGCATTTGTTGTTGTATTTTTTGTTGAATTGGTTGTTGCATTGGTTGTTGCATTGGTTGTTGTTGTATTTTTTGTTGAATTGGTTGTTCTATTGGTTGTTGTATTTGTTGTTGCATTTGTTGTTGCATTTGTTGTTGCATTTGTTGTTGCAAATATTTTTGTTCTGAATGTTGTAAAGATTGTTTATTTTTTTTTTGTTGTGATGATTGTTTTTTAGAATTTGTAAAATGATTCCAAGGAGGATTAGTATTAATATTTTGTGGTTGATTATATATTAAAGCAATTTCACTATCACGAGATTGTTTAATATTTTCAATATCAGGAACAGATTTTTCAATATTTAATTCATTAATATTAACAAATTCATTAATATAACTACCATCGGCAGCAATACATTTACCAGATTCACCAACAGAAGCATACATTTGGGAATTAGTATTAAATGATTCTTGATAATTATTATTCATTTTAGTTTTAAATTTATTTAAAGTAGATTGATAACAAAGTTTATTTAATTTATCACAAAATTTAACAATATGTTTAGGTTTAGTTTGATCAATATCATTTTTATTTGTATTATAGACTGATTCCATTTCAGAAAGTAATAATTTAGAACATTTTTTAATAGAATCTTTATTAGTTATATTTAATGCAGTACAAATATTATCACGAATATTATTAAAATTTTTTTTATCAAAAAAAATTTGTTGAAATGTCATATATTAAGTAAGATAATTATTTTAAATTATATATCTACGCAGATTTAAAATATTATATTTAATAATAATATATATAATGAGTAATAAAAAACAACCTAATCCGATAACACCACAATTCAATAAGCAATTTTCAACTATACAAGAAGCATTTACACCAAATAAAGTATTAGTACCAAGACCAGATTTTAAAAATAAAAAACAAATAATATATAATAATTTAGCAGATATAATACAACTAGAAGATTTATTTGAATATAAAATAAATATATCAAGTAATGATAGAGATACAAATTCATTTCCATCACCATTTGAATTTGTAACTGAATTAAATGCTGGAAATAGAATGCCAAAAATAGATCGTGAAATTAAAAATGTTAGAGCAATAGGAGTTGATTATGTAATTCTTCCCAAATCCATAGCAGTAAATATAGAATGTATAGATAGATCACAACAAATTTATCCAATGGGATCATGTGCAGCATTTAGTGAAGATCCACCTGCAACATGTCCATGTGCTGAGAATGTATCTGAAGTTGTATCATCAGATGCGTGTGTACCAGATTTAACAATTTATAAATGTTTATATTTATTACAAAATAGACCATATTTATTATTAAAGATTAAAGAAATTGGATCACCTATGATTGCTGGAACAAATGCATTAATAGATAGTGATACAATTATATTAATTTATGATCAAGATTTAGGTGCAGATAATGCATTATGGATTCCATTATATACTGGAATTAAAGCACAACATTCATTGTTAAAAAATTTTAAACGATTGACATTAAAATTAATGTATCCAGATGGAACATTAATAACATTAATAGATCAAGATGGAAATCCAATAATAGGAACAACAATACATTCACGAATAGATCAAAATGGAGTTATAACGAAATATGATTATAATAAATTCGTAAATGAATTTAGATATCTAAATAATGCAGTAAAATATACATATGGTATAATGAATGTATTATTTGGATTTACATTTTACATACTTGAAACTGAGATGGATACATTACCCAAATATAATTAAAAAAATGAAAAACTAAAAATATAAAGATTAATTTATATTAATAAGTAATACAAATATGAGTTTAATATTTCAAACATTATATTGGGATAGTTATACAAATGAAGAAGAAGATAATGAATATTGTATACAAGTATTTGGACGAGATAAAATAGGTAAGTCAATATATGTAGAAATTAACAATTATAAACCATTTTTCTTTGTGTTAATACCAGATAAAATTATGAATAATGATATAGATGAAATAATTATAAATTTGAAAAAAAAGATATTTTATAAATATAAACAAACTAATGATAATGAATATGCAGATATGATGACAAATTATTTACTAAATTATGAAATATTATATTTAAATGATTTTAGTGAGTATACAACAGGAAAAAAAAGATTTATTAAATTAACTTTTCAAAATTATGATATTTTTAAAAGTTATAAAAGTTCAATAATGAAGGGAATTAAATTTAAAGAAAATATATTAAAATTAAAATTATTTGAATCAAATATTGATCCAATGATAAGATTTATGCATATTATAAATATAAATGGTGTTGGTTGGATAGAAATAGATAGATCTAAATTAAATCAAATAGAAGACATTTATTGTGATGAATGTTATAAAGTTGATTATACATATATAAAAAAATATGAATGTGATGAAATAGCACCATTCATATTATGTGCTTTTGATATAGAATGTAATAGTTATGATGGTTCATTTCCGCAATCAACAAGAGATGAAATAATACAAATAGGATTAACATTTTCAAAATTTGGAGAACAAAATTGTTATTATAAACATATATTATGTTATAAAGAAACAGATCAATTAGATACAGATATAAATGTGCAATGGTTTAATACAGAAGAAGAAATGTTATTAGAGTTTTCAAAAGTAATACTAAAACAGAATCCAGATATATTAACAGGATATAATATATTTGGATTTGATTATGAATATTTATATACAAGATGTATACATTTAGGGATTGAATCAGCATTTGCACAATTTTCAAGAATAAAAGATGAGAAAGCAAAATGGACAATACCACAAGCATTAACATCAGCTGCATTAGGAGTGAATAATATGAAATATTATGATTGTAAAGGACGAGTAAATATAGATTTAATGAAAGTTATAAGAAGAGATTATATATTAACATCATATAAATTAGATAATGTTGCATCATATTTTATAAAAGAACAAATAATAAATATAATAAATAAAGAAAATGTATGTATAATAAAAACAAAAAGTACATTTGGATTAGAAAATGGAAGATATATTGTTATTTGTTATACAGATGGCGTAATAGAAACAAAATATAATGATGGTCAAAAATTTAAAATTAATAATATAATAAATGATGAAATATATATAAATGAAAATATAAATACAGATAAATTGACAAAATATAAATTCTTTTGGTGTCAAGCAAAAGATGATATTTCACCAAAAGAAATATTTAAGAAATTTAGAGAAACATCAACAGACAGAGCAATAATTGCGAAATATTGTTTACAAGATTGTATATTATGTAATAAGTTATTTGAAAAATTAAAGATAATAACGAACAATATAAGTATGGCAAGAGTATGTAATGTGCCATTATCATATTTATTTTTGAGAGGACAAGGTGTAAAAATATTTAGTCTTGTAGCACAAGAAACATTAAAGATGAATTATATAATACCAGTAAATGAAAAAAAAAGTATGCATTATACAGATATAAAGTATGAGAATTCATCAAATTTTATAAAAAATAGTGATGAATATGAAGATGAAGATGAAAATGATGGTTATGAAGGAGCAATTGTATTTGAACCAGAACCAAATGTATATTATACACCAATAATAGTATTAGATTTTGCAAGTTTATATCCATCATCAATGATATTAAGAAATACATCACATGAATGTTTAGTAAAAAATAATAAAGTAAAAGATAAAACATTAATAATACATCATACATCATATAAGAATAATGATGAGACAATAACAGAATGTCAATTTATAGAAGGAAAACAGAAAGGAATAATACCAAATATATTAATAAATTTATTAAATGCGAGAAAGATATATAAAAATAAAATGGAAAATGAAAAAGATCCATTTAAGAAATCAATATTAAATGGATTACAGAATGCATATAAAGTTACAGCAAATTCGGTATATGGGCAAACTGGATCATCTGTTTCGCCAATATATATGAAAGAAATAGCAGCATCAACAACAGCAATAGGAAGAGAAATGTTAATGTTTGCGAAATATTTCATAGAAAATATATTTTTACAGATTGTAAATTTAGCAATTACAAATAAAGAAGAATATGATAAATATATGAATACATTATATAAATATTATCCATATAAAATAATAAATAATGATAATATAACATTAACAATAAATTCAATTGAAAATCAAGAAATACCAGATAATAAATTTATTAAAAAAAGTATTGATTATGAAGAATCATTTGATAAAGTATTGAATTTAGATGGATTAAATGTTGAAGAACAATATAAATTATATGAAAGATTAGAAAAATATATTAATCATAATAAAGGAATATGTAAAAATATATATACAGAATATAAAACATTATTTAAAAATGAAAATGAGATAAAAGAACTTAAACAAAATAAAACATTTTTAAAAAATTTAAAATTAATGATTGATGATAAAGGATTTAATAATAAACAAGAACTTATAACTAAATTTTATTATGTTATAAATGAAATTTTAGATACATATACTATAAATACTAAAATTATATATGGTGATTCAGTAACAGGTGATACACCATTATTATTATTAGATGAACAATGGAATACGTATATATGGACAATAGATAAATTAGGGAAAAAATGGGATATATATTTTGACAAATTTCAAGATGTAAACATTACAGATTATGTATGGACAGAATTAGGATGGACTAAAATTAAAAGAATTATTAAACATAAAACAAATAAAAAAATATATGGAATACTTACAAATAAAGGATATGTACAAGTAACAGAAGATCATTCATTAGTAAATATAAATGGAGAAAAGATTACACCAAAAGAATGTTATATTGGAATGGAATTATTACATTCATATCCATCATATCCAGAATACGTAAAACGAAAAGGAAATAAAAAATTTGATTATGGGACATGTAAATTTAATAAACAAATTACAGCGATGGCATATTACTATGATATGAAATATCATAGGTGGTATGATATAACAATAAAGAAAGAAAATGATGAATATATATTAACATATTGTACTGAAAATTTATGTAATACAAATAAAATAATAAGTATAGAAGAAATTAAATATGAGAATGAAATTGATGTATATGATTTAGAAACAGAAAATCATCATTTTCAAGCAGGAATAGGAGAGATAATAGTACATAATACTGATTCAGTATTTTATAATCCAAATATAAAAAATAAAGAAACAAATAAAATATTAGAGAATGATGTTGCATTAAAAAAATCAATACAATTAGGAATATGGTCAAGTATATTAATTAATGTATTATTACCACCACCAATGAATTTACAATATGAAAAAACAATGTATCCATTTATAATACAAGGAAAAAAAAGATATGTTGGAAATTTATATGAAAAAAACGTGAATAAATATATACAAAAAAGTATGGGAATAGAATTAAAGAGAAGAGATAATGCACCAATAGTTAAAATAATATTAGCCGGATTATTAGATCAATTATTAAATCATAAAAATAAAGAACAAGCATTTATGTTTGTTCAAAATTGTTTAATTAAAATATTAAATAATGAATATCCAATGGATTATTTTGTAATAACAAAAACAATTAAAGGAGATGCATTAACAGAAGAAGAAAGAGAAATATTAAAAATGCAAAAAGATTCAAAAAAAATAACAATCAATAATTTTATTAATGATGAAGAAGAACTAGAATATAAAAATAAAAATATACAAAATTTATATGCAGATAGAACAAGATTAGCACATATTGTATTAGCAGATAGAATAGCAGATAGAGATATAGGAAATAAACCATTATCAAATGATAGAATTGCATATGCATATATAGAAACATCATCAAATATCAAATTACAAGGAGATAAAATAGAGACACCAGAATATATAATTGAAAATAATTTAAAAATAGATAGATTACATTATATAAATAATCAAATAATGAAACCAATTTTAAAATTTTTAGATTTGATATGTTCAAATGGAAAAGAATTATTTGAAGAATATATGAGACTTGAATATAATCGTAGAAATAAGATAGTAACAATAGATGAGTTATCAACAACTGATAATATAAATAATATAGATAAATTAATAGGATCAATATATAAAAAGGGGAAAAAATAAAATGAAAATTTGTTTATAAAAAATATATATTTATTTTTAAAGATAATAATATAATGTCCATATTAATACCATTATTAACACTTGATATTGCATTATCAGGTGCAAATAATATTATGAGTATATTAAATTTAAGTAAACAATTTTATAATGGTTTATATTATTTAACAACATGTGATGATAATCCAGAAGAGATACTTAATACAATATATAGATTAGATATAGAACATAAATTAGAATATATAGATGAGTTAAAAAAACAAATAACAAATAAAAATTGTAATGAATGTATTAAATCAATAAATGAATGTATTAAAGAAATACAATTATTATTAGTAGAAATATATAATAATATAAGTTATAATAAATCATTATGGATTAAATCACGAGCATATAATCTAAAAAAATATAATATCAAATTAAATGATTTAAATAAAATATTAGATAATCGTATTAATGAATTATTAATATTAATTAATATACAACCAAAACAAGAACAAGAATATAAATATAAATATATGAAACCATCCTCAACACAAGAATTTGATTTAATATAAATATATATTAAATAATATTAATATAAAGATGTATGAGAAAGATGTATTAGATTTATTAGTAATAACAAGTACATTTGTAAATTCATATAATGAATGGTGTATAGATAGTGAATTAATGAAAATTTTAAATATAACAAAGAATTCATTATGTGTAAGATATAAATATTTATATCCATTTGCATCGGATATAATTATACAAAGTATAGTATTAGCAATTTATTGTAAAGTATATATAAGTATATGTATGAATGATAAATTAGATTAATTATTTATTTTATTATATTATAAAGATGGCAGATTTTTATAATAATTTGATACGTATTAAATATAAACATTTTAAAATACAACGATTAAATAATAATAAAGATGATATTAAAAAAAATAAAGAAATTAAAGAAGAAATTAAAGAAGAAATTAAAGAAGAAAATAAAGAAGAAATTAAAGAAGAAAATAAAGAAGAAATTAAAGAAGAAAATAATATAATAAAAAATAGTAAACATAAGATATATTGTTTAATGATAACAGGAAAGGATGAATTTAGGTATAATTTTGCGAGAACGAGTATAAAAAATTTTAAAATACAGGATTATGAAAATAAATATTTAATAATAATTAATCATGGAAAAATAAAATTAATAAATGAAAAAAATGCAATTATTAAAGAATATATGGTATCAAAAAATAATAAAACATTGGGGGATTTAAGAAATATATCATTAAGTCATGTTCCAAATGGAGTAATTTGGACAACATGGGATGATGATGACTGGAGACATGAAACATATTTAAGTGTATTATATAATGAATTAATTAGAGATAATAAACAATTTTTATTAATTAAGAATAGATTATCATATAATATTGTAAATAAAATGAAATGGATGGAAACAATAAGAACAGGATGTTGTTGTACATATTTTGCATATAAAAATAATATATTTACATATAGTTCACTAGATACAAATGAAGATGCTATAATTAAAAAAATAGTTAAAAAATATAATATTCCATTTGTGATATATGATAATGATCCAAAATTATATCTTAGATTCGTCCATAATAATAATACAAGCAGATTTGTCCAAGTTGATAGAACAAAATTATATAAAAATCAAAGATTAATAACTAATGACGAATCAACATATATATTCAAATGTTTAGAAAATAATTATAAATATATATAATATATGGGAAACATATTAAGTGGAGTTGAAGCAATTGGAAGTGGAGAAATGACAATTCAATATTATGCAATGCTTATAATTGGTATTATTATTATTGTTACTGCATTAGGTATAACAATTTATAATTGGGCAGAACCAGATGAAGATGAAATCAGTTGGTTTTGGGTAGTTGTTGGTGGAATACTTGGACCTCTTTTAATTATAATGGCAATATATTATAATAAATTATCTGGAAATCCAGCAATTGAAGCAATTGTTGGAGCAGAAACACTTAAGAAAATATTTTAAATATTAAATAATTCATCAATTTTATATAATGATTTTGATATAGTACAACTTGCTGCAAAATCATGACCACCACCACCAAATAATTGTGCAATATTACCAACATTAATAGTTTTACTACGAAAGGATAAAATATATTCTTGTCGTTCAAAATTATAAGTCCACATAATAACAAAATCAACATTAGTTTTTTCTAATATTTTTTCAGATATTAAGGTTATACTTGGACAACCTCGTCCAGTATATACAGCAACTTTATATTGGTTAGGTTTAATAAAAAAATGTTTAAAATTTGTATATAAAAGTTTACTTGGAAAATAAAGAACAGAAAATTTATTAAAATTAGCATTTACAATATAATCAATATATTCATTATATATAATACCTTTATTAATAAGTTTTTTAACATTATATTCATTTAATAATGTTAACCATTTGATAATATTTTTATGATTAATATCTTTATTATATTTAACACTTAATCCAGCAATAAAATTCCGAGTATCTTTTAGTTTCCATTCACCAATATCATTATCTTTAATATATTTAATAAATAATGGTATTGGTTTATTTTTAAAGAAAAATTTCCATGTTAAAGATGCACCACATTCATATTTATTATATATTAATGTAAATTTAGGATCATTAATATTTTGTATTTCATTAAATGTAGTAATATGATGATCAATAAAAGTAATATGTTTGGATAATCTAATAATTTCAAGTAATATATTATATTTATATGCAACATCCATAATTATTACATTTTTATTTATGATATTATCTGGAATCTGAGTTGCAGATGGTATATCTGGGTAAATTATTGCGTTACGATTTATTTGTTGTGATTTATATAAAACAATAAATGATGTAAAACCATCGATACAACCTTTATGAAATATTATATAATCATATTTTTTATTCATATATATTCTACATATAAAAAAAGAAGAACAAAAATAAATTTATAAACAATTAAGATAAGATTGATGTGATTCAAAAGTAGCCAATTCTATTTTTTTTTGTTTATTATTCAAGTTACAATTATTATTTTTAATAAGTTTTAATAAATTAGCTTCAGTATTGTTTGGAGACATGAATTTCATAATATTAAATTCATTATTATTAGTTATTTGTTTATTATTATTGATTGTTTGTTGTTTATTGTTATTTATTTTGTTAGTATTATTTATTTGTGTATTAGTAATAGAAGGATTAATATGTATTGTTTGAGAATTACTAATTGATTCTGATTTAATATTATGTATAGATGATAATTTTGTAGAATTTATTTGAGAATTAGATTGTTTAAAAGTATTAAATAATATATTTGTTGCTAATAATTTTGCTGGTGTAGTATATTCATCTTGAATTAATAAACGACATTTTTCATGAATGAAAGGAGTATTACAAGTTTGATATTTTAAAGGAACAACATCATTAATAAAAATTTTGATTTCATTTGGAACATTTGGAGATGACATAACAGTTGGAATGAAATGAATTAAAGTATTAAAAAAATAATGTATATCATAATATTGATTTTGTTGTGAATTAATATTAATATTAGATGCCCAATCACTTTCAACTTTATTATTTTTAACAATATTAGAAATACAAGAAAAATCAAAATCAGTTATTTTAATTTGAATACCAATATTTGGTATTTTATATGTGATATTATTAATTGTATATGTAATAATTTTTTTATTTAAATTAATATGATGAACCATAATATTATTTGCTTTTAAATCATTATGTTTAAATGAAGGATATTTAAAATGAATAATTGCAAGAACTGATAATATTTGAAATATAATAACTTTCCATTCTAATAAATTCATTGTATTATGATTGTTACGAATATATTCTAATAAATCACCACCATTTGCCCATTCACTAATTAAAATAGAAACTTTTGAATAATATTTATTTTTTTTATATTTTTTAATAAATTCTAAATATTTATTATTTTGTTCTGAAATATAACCATTATCAACAAGTTTAGCAAATAATTCAATATCAGTATCAAAAGTTGTAATTGGTAAAATAATATGTGGTGTATATGAATTAATAACAAAATAACTTAATAATTTGATTATATTAAGTTCAGCATTTTCAGGTCTTTGAATATCATCCCGAGTACCAAAATTTTTTTTAGGAAATGGAACAACTTTAATAGCATATTCTATTTGTTTATTATCTATATTTGAAATACCTTTAAATGTATGTCCAGTTGTACCTGATTTTATATAAGTTAATTTACCATTTAATTTATTAATAATATTAACAAAATTTAATTCTTCTTTATTTAAAATATATTTATAATCATTTATATGTGATGAATTATTTTTTGAATTATTAAATTCATCTATAAGAGATTTTACATCTCCACAATTTAACAAATTTTTTATAGATGTTATTCTGTCTGTAATTGTTGGAGCACTATTCATTAATAATTAATAAAATATAAAAAAAAATATTTTTTAACATATTTAATATTTTTATATACAAAAAATTGACATTTTAAATATATTGATAATTATATACATATTATATTAGATCACTTATTTGAAATACATCATCCAATTTTCACGTTTTGTGGATGATCAGCATGGTTCTTCTGTCTAAGAACCTATATTTATTTTATTTTTGATGTGATATCTATTATTTTCTGTAAATTTAATATAGGTAATATTGGTTGACATTGCCATAAAAATAATTTATTTATATAATCAAATTCAAAAGTAAATGGAAACATATAACTAATTTTTTTATTAGAATTTAAATGTTGATATTTTGTAGGTAAAATATGATTAACTTGTGGAGGAATAACAATTAATAATTGTTGTACATAAGTAAGTGGAGGATTATCTATGAATTTAAAATTTAAAGTATTTGATTCCAACCAAGTACATATATCGGATAATAAAGGTGCATGATTAAATAAATAATACCATTTATAATCATGACATTTATCAAAATAATATTCAGATATCCAGAATAAACCTTCAATATATTTTTGACAAGTCATTGATATAAATGATGGATTATTAAAAGAAAAATAATGTGAATAATATATATTTTTAAAATCTGAAAAATTTGTAATATCTTTATAAATATTTATTTGTTGAATATGTTTAAGATTGTCAAATTCAAATAATTTAGTATTATAATCATCTAAATTTTGAGGTTTTTTTGTATTAATTATTGGAGTTGTTATAATATTAAATTCATTAACTGATAATTTTTGAAATAACATTAATAAAAATTGTTTATTATTGATTAAATACTCATTTAAAATATTAAAACATTCAGTATAAACATTAATTATTTTATCTAAACCACCATTATAAATATTTATTGATGGTAAATGAGGTAAAAAATCATTACCTAACAAAAAACAAATAAATATAAAATCTTGAATTAATTTAGTATGATCTAAATTAGTATATTTAATTAATTTTGTTAATTCTGTTAAATAAAAATGTTTAACAACTGATATTGACATATATACAAATCCTTTATGTTCTAAAATATTATCACGTAATAAAAATATATTTGAACATTTATTAACTAATGCTAAAAATATTAAATCAGCATCTAATCCATATATAACAATATTATCTAATTCTAAAGAATTTTGCTTAATATGTTGTAAAATTTTATGTTCACCTTCTCCAAATTCATGATATGATGAATAATAAATATTAGGTTTATCAGAATAATGTGATAATAATACATTATGTAATTTTTCCATAAATTCTGTACCTGGTGTAATTAATAATGAAGACCATGATTTATTATATGGAATATTATATTCATCTTTTAATTTATTTTTAATTTGATTTTCATAATATGATTTATAACGACGTAAACGTTGTTGAACTATTTTTGCAACAGGAGCGACACCATCAACAGCAATAAACATAAAATCAGGATTAGTTAAAATATATAAATTATTAATATAAGTTATAATAGCAGAAAACATTTGTGATTCAGTTTCATGTTCTGCACAAATAGGATGAAATAATGAATTAGCATCAATATATAAATATTTTGGTTTAGAAGGTAAGTGTGATAATAATATTGACGATTTATATTTTTTAAGAATCCACATGAACATACCTGGAACACCCATAGTAATATAATATAATATATAATATTAACTTAAATATTATTCATTTTTTTAAAAAATATAAAATAAAATATAAATATATAAACTTAATATATAATATAAATGGCAGATTTAGAAAATCTAAAAAGTATTTTTGATAAACAACCAACTGATATTATTAATACATATAGTATAGATAAAGTATTAGTTCAAAAAAATATAACTGGTGGAGAAAATACACGTGAAATGTCAAATCAATATGGTGGAGGAATGAATAGAGAATTAAGTACAATTGGATTTAATATGAATGATGATGAAGATAGTAATGAAGATTATTCTATGCAATCAAATTCTGCAAAAATTATTAGTAAAATTAATAAAATCATTAAACAAGCAGGAGGTAATGTAGATGATGATGACGAAGGTGTTGAAAATATGGATGGTGGAAAGAAACATGATTATTTAACAACTTTACATATGAATGATGATTCATCATCATCAGAAGATGAAAATAGTGAAAAATTAGAAGGTGGTAATTTACCAATTAAAAATGATGACGATGTACCATTACCATTAGAACATCATGGAGGAGATAATGGTGATCCATTAGAATATCATGGAGGAGATAATGGTGATCCATTAGAACATCATGGAGGAGATAATGGTGATCCATTAGAACATCATGGAGGAGATTGTGGAGATCCATTAGAACATCATGGAGGAGATTGTGGAGATCCATTAGAACATCATGGAGGAAAAGGAAGTAATCCATCATTTAATAAATTATTGAAATTACGTGCAATTATTGCAGACAAATTAGGATTAAAACAAACTCCATCTGTTATGGTAGTTGCAAGTAAATTAGCATCAAAATTTGATAAAGATAAAACAAAGAGTGAAGAAGAATTAGTAAAAGAAGTTAAGAAATGGTTAGATGATAATAAAAGTGAAGCAATGAAAATATATAATGAAGCAGAAAAAACAAAACAAATGAAACGTGAAGCTAAGAAGAAGTAAAAAAATGTAATTGTTTAAGAATATTGTTTTTTATTTGATTAATATAAAAAATACATTCTGGATTAGTATTAGATAATAATACTTGAGTAATATCATTATATTCAATAAGTAATTTTTGTGTTTGATCTAATTTATCATTTTCAAGAAAAATTAGAATACAATTAGAATATTTATGAAATATAAATAATAAATTATGTAAATTAAAAATATTTTGTAATAATGTATGTGATAGTATAAATATATTATCCAAACGTGATAACACAAAATGTGGATAAAATGCAATTATCCAAGCAGATAAAAAGTGTTCAACTGAAATTTTAGGAAAAATATTATAATATCTATAAATAGAATTTAATAATTTTTTTATATTTTTTTTATAAAATGAATTAGAAATTATATGTTGCATTTCAATAAAATCCTTTTCTTCTTTTTTAGTAGAAAATTTATTTAATAAAATAAATAATTCTTTATTCTTAACTAAATTATTATATATATTTTTTTTTAAAATATATAATTGTATTTTGATCAGTTTATTAATATTCATATATTATCTATTTAATATATTTTTTATAATTGTTTATTAATAATCATATAAAATAGGTGTTTCTATTATTTGGTTATTATAATAAATTAAATAGTATTTATTATTAACAATTTTTAAAATTTGTGGATGTCTATTTATATGTTTTTTTCCTGTTTTTAATAATTCATGATCTAAAACATCAAAAGCAGATGCACTACCATTATCAACACGCCAAACACGACCACTACAAGTTGAATTTATATTTTTATTATGAATAAAAGATTGAGGAGTATGTCCTATTATAATATCATTTATATTTAAAATACTTATAGTATTATTTATTAAATTACATTTTGGATCATTTTTATTTATATTGGATTGTAAATTACCTAATTCACGCAACCAAAACATAGAAATTTGTTGATTATCTAATATATCAGTTAATGTATCTTTAGGAAATAAACCTAATAACCATAAACGAATTTTAATATTTATATTTTCAATATCATCAAGAGAATTTAATTGTAATTGTTTTAGTAAAGTATCAATTATACCAGCATGAACAAATAAATGCGAATTAACAATTACACAAGCCTGACGAGTACATCCTAATAATTTACCATATTCATTACCTGGTTTAAATAAATCTTTTCGTAATTCATAAGCTTTATTAATATCTGAATTTAGAGATGATAAATTTTTATTAGATACATACATTAAATTACCTTCACTATTTAAAATTTCATGATTACCTAATAATGAAATAACTTTTCCACCATAAGGTTCTGCTAATTCATTAATATATGTAAATAATTGTAAAATTTTTAAATCATCTGAAGTATCATTTTTATCTATTTTAGTATTACAATTAGTATTTTTACTAGGACGACAATTATCAATTTGATCACCAACTTGAATAATAAATGATTTCCCACCAATCCATTTAATAATATCATTTTCAATAGTAATAGTATTTGATAATTTAAACATTGTAATTGCTAAATCATAATCTCCATGTATATCTCCAAATACATATATTGTATCAATATTATTATAAACAGTATCAGTATAATTATTTTTACAATATGTTGGAAAAATTTTAGTTAAAAACTCAGTTTTATTCATATTATATATAATAAAACTAATAAATAAATTTACAAATTTTAATTAAGTCTAGTTTGTGAGTTATTAAATTTTATTGTGCAATATTTATAATTAATTAGGTGTTGTTTGTGCAGTTATACCATGATTTGTTGTATATAGTTGTACATTATTTTGTTGTGAATATATAGTTGAATAATAATTAAAAACTTCTTGTGATTTAAATGTAGGATAAGTTTGTTTTTGCATTAAATTATTATATTGTTGAACAGATGGTAAAGATAAATTTATAATTTGTTTAAATTCTCCATCTGTTAATATTGGTATATTTGCTACTGGCATATTTAATATAGAAAGAGCTTGTGTAGCTGTAATAATATGTTTTTGTTTTATAGGAGTTGTTTGTGCAGTTATACCATTATTTGGTGTATATAGTTGTACTTTATTTTGTTGTAAATATTTTGTTGCATAATAATTAAAAACTTCTTGTGATTTAGTTATAGGATAAGTTTGTTTTTGCATTAAATTATTATATTGTTGAACGGATGGTAAAGATAAATTTATAATTTGTTTAAATTCTCCGTCTGTTAATGTTGGTATATTTGCTACTGGTAAATTTAATATAGAAAGAACTTGTGAAGCTGTAAAAATATGTTTTGTTGATGGAGGAGTTGTTTGTGCAGTTATACCATTATTTGTTGTATATAGTTGTACATTATTTTGTTGCAAATATCTAGTTGAATAATAATTAAAAAGATCTTGTGATTTAGTTATAGGATAAGTTTGTTTTTGCATTAAATTATTATATTGTTGAACAGATGGTAAAGATAAATTTATAATTTGTTTAAATTCTCCATCTGTTAATGTTGGTATATTTGCTACTGGCAAATTTAATATAGAAAGAACTTGTGAAGTTGTAAAAATATGTTTTGTTGATGGAGGAGTTGTTTGTGCAGTTATACCATTATTTGTTGTATATAGTTGTATATTATATTGTTGTAAATATTTTGTTGAATAATAATTAAAAAGATCTTGTGATTTAGTTATAGAATAATTTTGTTTTTGCATTAAATTATTATATTGTTGAACTGATGGTAAAGATAAATTTATAATTTCTTTAATTTCTCCATCTGTTAAAGTTGGTATATTTGCTAATGACATATTTAATATAGAAACAGCTTGTGAATATGTAATAGGTATATGTTTTTGTATTGAAGGTGGAATATATGTTGGTTTTGGTGGACTAGATGATTTAGTAAAATAATATTTATATACAAAATATCCAATAAATACAATAATAATTAAACTTAATACTATATATGAAGTATCCATTTATAATATAATAAAAGAATTTATATTGTTTAAAAATATATTTATTGTTGTTGTTGTTGTACAAGTATTGCTGGGAATGGTCCAGTACCTGATAATGGATTTGTTTGTGTAAGTGTAGTAGAACCATTTAATGTAACTGTATAATTAATAGCAGTTGGAATTTGTTGACCTGTAAACATACTGAAAGTAGCAGCACCAGCTGCATATACAATGTTATGTGTATCAATTAATGAAATATATAATGTTGGACTAAATGTACTAGATGTATTAGTATTAAAATATGATTGTGTAAAATTATTTGTTAAATAAAATGAATTTACAGCACTAGCTGGTAAAATATCTATTTGTACAAATATACCTTGTTGTAATATTGCTGGTGTAATTGCTGGATAATTAGAAAGTGTTAATGGTGTACTTACGTTGAATCCAAAATTAACGTGAATATTTATTGTTGTAATTGGTGTACTTGTTGATAGTGCTTGTGTGCTGCTTGAACGTGTAGTGGAAACTTGTTGGAAAGGTGGTGAATAATTTACTGAACCGCCGCTAGGTACGGTATATATAGTTAATGGAAATGTTTGAAAAGATTTTGATACAATTAATGAGGGTGTTTTAAAATAATATTTATAAATAAAAAATCCAACTAATGCTAAAACTACAAGTGCAATAACTATATACATCATATTCTTATTAGCACCACCAAATTGTGGTTTACTATATCCAATAGATGATAATTCATTCATCTTTATATTAAGTAATAAGAAAAAAATAATATTATATTAAAAATAAATTTATTGTTGATATACAAGTATTGCTTTATATGGCGGTGTACCTCCTGATAATGGATTTGTTTGTGTAAGAGTATTATCATTATTTAATGTAACTGTATAATTAATAGCAGATGCAATTTGTTGATTTGTTACTGTAATATTTGCTCCACCTGCAATATATACATTATTAAGTTGATCAATTAATGAAACAAATAACATTGGACCAGGATAAGTTACTGGGTTATAAAAATATGATTGTGGAATACTATTTGTTAAATAAAATGAATTTACAGCACTAGTTGGTAAAATATCTATTTGTACAAATAAACCTTGTTGTTGTAATATTGCTGGTGTAATTGCTGGATAATTAGAAAGTGTTAATGTTGTAGATGTTGTATATCCAAAATTAACACTAATGCTAATTGTTGTAATTGGTGAACTTATTGATAATGGTAAAGCATTAGTTGTACGTAAAGTAGAAACTGGTTGGAAAGGTGGTGAATAATTTGGCGTACCTCCCCATACATTTAATTGGAAACTTTTAAATGATGGTAGTATAGTCAATGGTGGTAGTTGTGATGATGATTTTGATGTTTTAAAATAATATTTATAAATTAGAAAACCAATCAATGCTAAAACTATAATTGCAATAACTATATACATCATATTCTTATTATCACCACCAAATTGGGGTTTACTATATCCAATAGAGGATAACTCATTCATCTTTATAATATGTAATAATAAAAAATAATATTATGTTAAAAATAAATTTATTCTTGCAATACAAGTATTGCTGGGAATGGTCCAGTTCCTGATAATGAATGTGTTTGTGTAAGAGTAGTATCATTATTTAATGTAACTGTAAAATTAATAGCAGTTGGAATTTGTTGACCTGTAAACATACTGAAAGTAGCAGCACCAGCTGCATATACATTGTTAAGTGGATCAATTAATGAAATATATAATGTTGGACTAAATGTACTAGATGTATTAGTATTAAAAGATGATTGTGTAAACTTATTTGTTAAATAAAATGAATTTACAGCACTAGCTGGTAAAATATCTATTTGTACAAATATACCTTCTTGTTGTAATAGTGTTGGTGTAATTGCTGGATAATTAGAAAGTATTAATGGTGTAGTTGTACTTACGTTGAATCCAAAATTAACTTGAATATTTATTGTTGTAATTGGAGAACTAGTTCGTAGTGGGAAAGGATTTGTTGTACGTATAGTAGAAACTGGTTGAAAAGGTGGTGAATAATTTGCTGTGGCACCGCCATATATAGTTAATGGAAATGTTTGAAAAGATGGTATAATTAATGGTAATGAATTATATACTGATAATACTTTTGATGTTTTAAAATAATATTTATAAATTAGAAAACCAATCAATGCTAAAACTATAATTGCAATAACAATATAAGTTGGATTTATAGCACCTCCAAATTGTGGTTTACTTGAATTAAATCTGATAGATCGTAATTCAGTATTCATATAATTATAATGAGAAAAATGAAAAAAAAAGAGTATAAATATATAATTTTATATAATATATAATGTTATCAATAAATGGAATGACAATAAATATAAATGAGTATTCTTCAGAATTTATAAATAAAATAAAAGAAGAATTAACAGTTAAACCTACAAGTGAATATATATCAGAAGAAGTATTAAAAAATATGACATATAAATTATATACTGAAATAGACAATAAATTAATAATACCACCATATTATGGAATAATGAAATTTGGAAGAAAAAAAGAGGATTACACACATAAATTAATAAATATAAAATTTAATGGGGAATTAAGAGAATCACAACAGAAAATTGTTGATATATGTTATAAATATATAATTAAAAATGGTGGAGGAGTATTAGCAATACCATGTGGTGAGGGTAAAACAGTTAATGCAATAAAAATAGCATGTTTATTAAATGTTAAAACATTAGTTGTTGTACATAAATGTCAATTAATGGATCAATGGATAAATCAAATAAAGAAATTTACAAATGCAAAAATTGGAATAATTAAGGGTTCATGTATAGAAACAACAAATAAAGATATTGTATTAGCAACAATACAAACATTATGTTCAAGAGAATTTGATATAAATACATTTAAAGAATTTGGATTTGTTATATATGATGAATGTCATCATGTATCATCAAAACAATGGTCAAAAACATTATCAAAAACATGTACAAAATATACATTAGGATTATCAGCAACACCATATAGAACAGATGGATTAATAAAAGTATTATATTGGTATATAGGAGAAATAATATATCAAAAAAAAATAAAAATAAATAATCAAGTAATAATAAAAATGATAAATTTTTGTACACCAAATGATTTATTTGTTGAGAAACTTAATTATTTCAATGGAAAAATGAAACCAAATCATACAAAAATGATAAGTAATATAATAAAAATACAAGAAAGAAATGAACATATTGTGGAAATATTAAGTTCATTAAGAAAAAATCCAGAGAGAAATATATTAGTATTGAGTGATAGAATAGATCATTTAAGAAATTTGAAACAAATGTTAGAAAAAAAAATACCAGAAAATGAATTACAAGATGCTGGTATATATGAATATACAGGAAAAATAAAACGAGATTTACAAATAGAAGCAGAACAATGTGGAACAATATTATTTGCAACTTGTAAAATAGCAGATGAAGGCTTAGATATTAGTAGATTAAATACAATTGTATTAACAACATCAAAAAAAAATATTACACAAGCAGTAGGAAGAATATTACGTAATATACTTGAAAATGGAAATATAAGACCATTAGTAATTGATATTTGGGATAAATTATCAACATTTTATAATCATGGAAAAATTAGAAAACGTAATTATATAATAGGAAAATATAATATTGAGAATTATTATATATATGATAATAAAATAGTAACAAATAGAGAATATAACAAGATATTAGAATTAGAAAATAAAATTGAAAATGATTATATAAATATGGATTATGATAAAATGGTAGAGACTGAATCAGTAAATATAAAAAATGAAAATGAATAAGTTTAGTATATAGAAATAAGATTAGAATAATAATATATGGTAACATTAGAACAATTTCCATGGATTGAACAATATAGACCAACAATAATAAATAATTTAGCAATTAATGATGAATTAAAGAAGAAAATAAAATTATTAATTAAAACAATGAATTTTCAAAATATTTTAATAACAGGTGACACTGGTACATGTAAAACTACATCAGTAAATTGTATATTACGAGAATTATATAATAATAAATATGATGATATAATGATGTTAAATTTATCAAGTGATATATGTAAAAAAACAACACAAGATAATATAATAAATTTTTGTGAAAAAAAAATTAATAATAAGAAAATAAAATTTAAAACAATAGTAATTGATAATATAGATAAAATACAAGAAAGAACACAACAAGTAATAATAAATTTATTAAAAAAATATAATACAAATATTAAATTCATATTAATTGGAACAGGATTACATGATATAATAGAATCAATACAAACAGAATGTTTATTATTACATTTTGATAGAATAGAGATTAGTAAAATCAAATTTATATTGGAAGGAATATGTAAAACTGAAAAAATAGAATATGATGAAATGACAATAAATGAAATTTGTAATTCTGTAAATGGAGATATACGAACAGCAATAAATTTATTACAATATTGTTATGCAAAAGATAAAAAATGTTGTAATAATAATATATTGAATTTATATGGATTACCAGATAGTAATACAAATAAATTAATAATTCAATATATTATGGATAAAAATTATAAAGAATTAATTAAAATAATAAAAAAATTGTATAAATCATATTCTGGAACAGATATAATACATGGATTATATTATTATTTAAATACAGAAAACTCTACATTAAATACTAAAGATAAAATAATATTATTAAAACATATTAGTATAATACAATTTAATATTTTAAAAAATAGTGAATCTCTATTACAATTATTAGATGATTTGTTACAAATTGATTTATCGTAATCCACCACGTAATCGTAAAACTAAATGTAAAGTTGATTCTTTTTGAATATTATAATCATTTAATGTTCTATCATCTTCTAATTGTTTTCCACCAAATATTAATCGTTGTTGGTCTACTGAAATTCCTTCAATAGATTGTATTTTTGCTTTAAGATTACCAATTGTATCATTTGGTTCAATTTCAATTGCTAAAGAACGTCCGGTAAGATTTTTAATAAAAATCTGCATATTATATACATTTATATAAAAAAATTATATACATTCACCAAAAAAATCAGTAACATCATTATTATTAATGATATTTAATTTTTCAAGAACATCTTTAGCACAAAGTTGTTCTGCATCAATTTTTATTTTATCAACACCATAACCAATTACATTTGAATTAGGAACTGATATAGAAATTTTAAATACAGATTTAGAAGATTCACAAATATATTTAGGATCACCCCATTTTTGTTTTTGAAAATATTGATTAAGTTGTTCTTTATAATTATCATTATTATCAATCATTTCGGATAAGTTTATACAATTTTCAATAATATTAATAATAAATGTTTCCGTTTTATAAATATCTGAATCCAATTCAAGAGCACCAATAAATGCTTCAAAAATATCTTCTGTAAGATGAATATTAGTTAATCGTCCATTTGCTTGTTCAATATTACGAGCAATTATTGCATATTCATGTAAACCTAAATGAATAGACAATTGAGATAATGTACTTGATTTTTCAATTTTAGTTCTAATTTGTGTTAAAAATCCTTCATTTTCTAAAGCATAACGTTGAAATAAATATTTTGATAATATTTTTTTTATAACAGAATCACCATAAAATTCTAATCTACCATATGATTCTGTTTGCAATTTGATAACATTATTTAAATCAATATTATCATCAATTGGTATTGTTTCTAATAACATTTTTTGTGTTTTTTCTGTATACGATGTTTTTTCTAAATATGAAATATGTATCATTGCCAATTGGAATAAATCTAAATTTTTAACTTGATGATTACAATTATATTTTTTTAATAAATTATTAATGAAATCATTTGTTATCAATTTATTTTTTTCATTTAATATGTGATTTTTAATATCATTATTCTTAAATTGTAACATAATAATAATATTATATTATTATGTGTTTAACTAATTTATTATTCATTTTTTATGTAAACTAATAAAGCACATTTAGACAAATTATTGTTATAGGTATAAAATAATTCAGTTGGAAAATTAGATTGAGTTACAATTGTATCATTACATTCATAAATTAATTTAGTTTCTTTTACTTTTATATATGCTATATAATGTCCTTCATTCCTATGATAACCATTATGTATAATAATTCCATATAAAGTATATGTAAAATTTTGAATATTTAATTGTTGTGATATATCAATATTTTTATTATAAAATTTGTTATTATTAAAATCAAATAATTGTGGTTTAATAAATAATATTTTATTTTTAGTAAAGTCATATATTGTTTTTTTTATAATATGTCTAATAAATGAAATTTTTGTTGTATCATCATTATCAATTTCTTCAATTGTATTATTTATTGTATCATTTATAAAAGTATTTAACGAGTTATAATTTTTTTCTAATGGAATAATAAATATTGATAATTGTTCTGGTTTACTATATGAATCATATAATGTATTATTTGATTTATTAAATGTTTGAGTAATAGTTTCTTGATTTATTAATAATTTTTCATTACGCATTTGTGTATTTTTAATTATAGCAATATCTGGTAAATCATATAAAATATTATATGAATTTAATATTTCTTCAAAATCTAATTGATTACATTTTAAATTATGTGTATTTAAAAAATCACTTAATTCAGTTGTAAGTAAGTTATTAATATTATCAATAGATTGTAGATAATTATTAGGATATATATATAAGAATTGTATTATTGCATAAATTGTTCCATCTACTATATCATTTTTGTTTATTTCTTTATTATTAAATAACATACCTAATATTTGTAATAATGAATTAAACCAGCAAGTTACACCAAAATTTTTTAATCCATGAGGAATTTGTTTATATGTACAATTTTCAAATTTTGGTTTAGTACATTGTGCTTCTTCTTTTGCTTTTCTTAGTAATTTTTCGTGTGCTCTTCTTTGTTCTTCTACATCTGCTTGTGCTTTTTTTCGCGAATATTCTTCTCTTTGTGCGTTTGCTTCTTGTGCTATTCTTAGTGCTTCTGCTTGTTCTCTTCTTTGTGCTTCTGCTTCTTGTGCTTTTCTTAGTGCTTTTAGTTGTACTTCTTCTTGTGCTTCTTGTGCTTTTCTTTGTGCTTTTCTTTGTTCTTCTTCTTGTATTTTTCTTTGTACTTCTTCTTGTACTTTTCTTTGTGCTTCTTCTTGTACTTTTCTTTCTACATCTTTTTGGTTTTTATATTCAGCTATTGCAACTAAATTTATATGAAATGTTTCCAATTTTTCTTTTTTAAAACCAAATGGAATAAATAGGTTTATTTCATCTTTATTTTTTTCATTAGAGAAAAAATTGTATATATTAGTATTTAACTTGGTAATATAATTATTTACTTTTTGTAAATCAATATCTTTATCTTTTATTTGTAAAACATATACACCAGATTCATTTAATAAATCATTAAAATTGTTGTAAAAAATAAGTATATCATTACGTGTTATGTTATAATTAAGTAATTTATTTAGATTCATATTTATTTGTCTTTCTTTATCTGCTTTTTTTTGTGCTTCTTCTTGTGCTAGTCTTTGTGCTTCTTCTTGTGCTTTTTGTTTTATTATATTTATTGCATCATTTTGAGTATTTAAACATATAGTCAATCGTTTTAAATTTGAAATAAATGTTTGATTTTCATTTAAATAAAACTCAAAAAATTTATTATTTAAAATAGCATTATTATTATTAACAAAAGTCAATATAGTGGAATACTTATTTTGAAATATAGTAATCTCATCTATAAATTTATTAATCTCATTAATATTTTGATCAGTATTTTTTTGACATTTATTAACTAATGTTTTTAATTCATCATTTATATTTTTATATCCAGCTACTAATTTATAAAATATTTCTTTATTTAAATTATAATTAGTTAATTCTTTTTCTATTGCATCTTTGATATCTCTTTCTTCTTGTTGTTTTTTTTCTTTTTCTTCTTGTTTTTTTTGTTCTATTAAATATCTTTGTTTAGCTGGACTTTGCTCATACTTCTTAATTGTTTCATTTATATTTTGTTTTATTGTAGTTAGGTTATTAAATTCTATTTTAAAATCTATACAATTTGGATAATTATTTTTTATATAATTACAAAAATCATTAGTTTTTATTATATTGTATTTATTAATCAATATATTATAATCTATGGTAATTAATTCATTTTGATCTATATATATTTTAATTTCAGGATCATATTGATTACTATTGGTTACAAATGTTGTTAACTCATTATAAAAATTGTTTAATTGTTCATATAATTTAGTATATTCTTTAGTCAATTGATTTATATTATTTAAACCAAAACTTTTTAATATATTATTAATATATTCTTTTTTTTTAAGTTCGTTCCTTGTTGTATATTCACTATTTTCTATATTTCTTCTTTGTGTTTCTTCTTGTGCTTGTATTTGTGCTTTAGCTTCTTGTGTAATTCTTTGTACTTCTTCTTGTGCTTTTCTATGTGCTTTTTCTTGTGTTTTTCTTAGTTCAGCTTGTCTTTGTGCTTCTTCTTGTGCTTCTTTTTTTGCTTTTCTGTCTGCTTCTTCTTGTGCTTTTCTGTCTTCTTTTGCTTTTCTGTCTGCTTCTTCTAGTTGTCTTCTTTGTGCTTCTTCTTTTGCTTTTCTGTCTGCTTCTTCATTTGCTTTTCTGTCTTCTTCTTCTTTTGCTTTTTTGTCTGCTTCTTTTTGTGCTTTTCTGTCTGCTTCTTCTTTTGCTTTTTTGTCTGCTTCTTTTTGTGCTTTTCTGTCTGCTTCTTCTTTTGCTTTTCTGTCTGCTTCTTCTTTTGCTTGTTTGTCTTCTTCTTCTTTTGCTTTTATGTCTGCTTCTTTTTGTGCTTTTCTGTCTGCTTCTTCTTTTGCTTTTCTGTCTACTTCTTCTTTTGCTTTTTTGTCTGCTTCTTTTTGTGCTTTTCTGTCTGCTTCTTCTTTTGCTTGTTTGTCTTCTTCTTCTTCTTTTGCTTTTCTGTCTGCTTCTTCTTTTGCTTGTTTGTCTTCTTCTTCTTTTGCTTTTCTGTCTGCTTCTTCTTTTGCTTTTCTGTCTTCTTCTTCTTTTGCTTGTTTGTCTTCTTCTTCTTTTGCTTTTCTGTCTTCTTCTTCTTTTGCTTTTCTGTCTTCTTCTTCTTTTGCTTGTTTGTCTTCTTCTTCTTCTTTTGCTTGTTTGTCTGCTTCTTCTTTTGCTTTTCTGTCTGCTTCTTCTTTTGCTTTTCTGTCTGCTTCTTCTAGTT